CCCTCTGCGCTTCAGCAATATCCCACGCATACCAGGATGCGACCAATTTATTAAAGTACTTTTTTCGGAGTTTATCTATCTGCCTCCTGATCGGCTTGTTTTCTGCCGCTACGCACTCGCAAGGTCTTCTTCCACCGCGTACGCTTGTCGCCATTCAGAAGAGTATTTAATCGCCACCCTTCCTCCCTCTCTCGCTGCTTTCTTACGCGTTCAGATTCTTTCTGCTCAGCCACGCTGGATCTGATTTCCTGTGGCTTATACGGCTCAGCGTTTGGGTTATTCTTCCGGTAGTAGTCGGCCGCGTTTTTACGCAACTTATCTCCATGTTTTGCCGTGTAGCCGACCGCATATGCTTGCGCTTTTTCCTTACCGGTCAGCCTCTGACATGGTGATCCGTAGGAGCATGGTGGATTCTTCTGGCACACGTAACACCACTTTGGCTTAGGTCCTCTTTTCATAATTACAAGGCTATCATGTCTATAAAAATTTTTCACTAAAAATTACTTTTTTGGGTAAAATCTGAGCCTACATTCGGCGAGTTGTGGGCGACCCACCCACTACACCCGTAAAACAATCAGGAACCAACTACCCCACTCCAGACCCCACCCCAGGTCGACCCCGGGTCTCGATGTGTTGCCGCGGCACCACGGAGTAAGTACCAAAGTACCGAAAAATATAATTCCGCAAAAAAGACTTGACGTATGGAAGCTAATCTAATAAGATTGGATCAGTCATTGAGGAGTGACTAACGACATGACAAAGCAAGAACAGTTCTTCTACGACAACGCAGGCTACAGCGTAGCTAAGGGTGAGACCACCGAGCAGGGACATAAACGCTCAGCCCGTGAACTGGCTAAGGCTGAGGTGTGGGCAGTGGTCAACGGCTATTCCTTTTACATCTCGCCTGATCCCGATACAGATGAGTCCTTCATGGATGACATTGGCGACACTCCGGCAGAAGTCGCGGACTATAAGGCTGAATGGTCTGGAACCGCATGGCAGACTCTGATGTACGACGAATCCGGCAAAGTAGTCCAGTCTCTCGGTGGTTCCTATGGTGACTCGAAGTATGAACGCGTGGTCAAGGCTGAACTTGCGCTCGAGCAGATGGCGTCCGTTTTGAAGAATTCGGAGGTGACACTCTAATGCAGACCATTCACTTACAGCCTTCCGATCCGACTGCCCAGCGTATTAATGCGGTCACCTTCCGAAGCAACACAAAGACGTTTAAACTCCAGGTGCACGAATCCGGCGGTATGAATCTCGCCTCCTATTGGGATGGTGGATCACGCGATACCTTCATGATCCTGCAGTTATCCACCATGAAGGCGCTAGTAGTTCCCCAGAATGGCTCGGGATACGACGCGTTTGGATTCGGGATCGATCTACCTTTACCCGCGGCAGATTTTGCTGTGATTGAGTCTTCAATGGTCCGAGGCGAGAATCTCGGGATCACGATCCACATTCACGCATCCAATGCGACAGCATTGCTTCCGAAGTCTGAGTCTGTTAGTTGGGCAGAGCAGGTCGTTTTGATTGCCACGCGTGGTCTGAAGTCCAGTTATGCCGGCATAAAGGATTATCGTTTTGCCCAGGCCAATGAGTACCTGGGGATCACGCGCAATGAATGGGACTTTGCCAAGATTGCCCTGATTGAGCGCAAACTCCTGAATGCGGCAGGCGCGCTGATGGTCGACGGCCGCAATGCGGCAGGCACGAAGGATATCCACAGCCACAGCATGAGACGTATTTGTCCCTGCTGTGAACAGGGAATAGACAACCATCAGCACGAATTCTACCAGGCTAATTACACGCGCGCCTATGCGACGTTCCAGCTTCGTCGGGATCACGAGATGACTTCGGACGCAGTGACTATATGCAAAGCCTGCTACAACCATCTGTTAGACACGCGTGGTGGATCGGTGACGAAGTTTGGGCCCACCACATGGATGCTGACGATTGACGGATTGGCCGATATCCACACACGCAAAGCGCTGCTGACGGAGGTGGTTCATGCGTAAATTGGTTGCCACCTCACACGAAGGCAAATACTCGTATTGGTTCGATCCCGACCGATACATCTATCAACAGAACACCATAACAGGCGAGTGGATCGGCTGGATTTGTGCCCAGTCAATTTGGGATAGCGGCTGGGGACGCTCATTCATGACGGAGGGGACCAATGCAGCGTGAAACCTATACCACGCGCACGGGCGAGACTCAGTTTCGCCTGGTCATCTCGGAGGCAGAATTCCGCGCGGAATCGGAAAACTATACTGGCTTTTGTCTCGCGTGCGGAAACACGCAAGGCTGCTGTGAACCAGACGCAAGGCGTTACGCGTGTGAGGATTGCAGGCAGATGAAAGTCTATGGGCTCGAGGAATTGCTCATTATGGGTCTCGTTAAGATTGCGGAGGAATCCGCATGAACGCACTCGCCTACATGCGAGTCTCCGGCCGCGGTCAAGCCGGAGACGGTAAAGACGGATTCGAACGCCAGCGCCTGGCTATCCAAAAATACGCGGACGCTAACGGATTTACCATTACCGAATGGTTTCAGGACACGCAAACCGGCAAAGACGAATGGCAGGATCGCCCGGGCTGGTCCGCAATGGCAGCGCGCGTCAACGGCTGTAGGACGATTATCGTTGAGAAACTAGACCGCGTGGCGCGCGCCGTTTTAATACAGGAGCTCATTCTCGCTGACCTGAAGAAACGCCAAGTACGTTTGCTCAGCTCAAGCGGAGACGATACAGACGATGACTCACCCGAGCGCCAGTTATTCCGCGTCATGCTTGCCGGCTTTGCTCAATACGAACGCCAGTCGATCGTGCTCAAACTCCGCGGCGCCCGCCAGCGTAAGAAGGATGAAACAGGCCGTTGTGAGGGGCGAAAACCTTATGGCGCGCGGGATGGCGAAGCCGCTATACTCGAGGTCATCTGCGGGATGAGATCTCAGCCGGCGGCCGAAATAGCAGACGGATTAAATCGCCGTGGATACAAAACGCGGTACGGGCTGGACTGGCGCCCAGAGACGATTCGGAAGATTTTAGCGCGGCTGGATTAACTGAAGTCCTAAAGCCCAAACCGCCTCAGTATCTCATCGGTCTTACGCTCTGCGTTCAGTTCGCGCAGGCGAGCGCGGGAATAACGCGCGAGAGGTAGAGAGACGCGCGCGCATTTGCGGCAGGATTTGCGCTTATCCCCGTTCCAGGCTCCACACCCGCAGCGCCAGTCCGAAGCATGTATTCCACGTATCGACATATCACAATCCGTTGATGGCTGTAAATTCCTCAGGTCCTTAATGGATCGGCAATAAGTTCATTTTATACATATTGGCATCACACAGCAAATTAGATTTACTTATACAGCACTTGGGGAATAAACCAGAAAATCGCGCAAAAAATGCACTCCCCCCGGATAACTATGTGTGCTTGCAACAAATGTGGGGAATCGGGGGGTTTCAGTTCGCCGGTGCCGCTACGATACACACACGCGATGATACACACGAGAGGAAATATCGTATTCATTTGGTTTTACCCATAACCGTAGATACACTCCCCCACTACCTCACTCCCCAAAAAAACATGTAACTATAAGATAACAAATCAGATAAAAAATGGGGAATGGAGGGGGAGTGGTCTAAAATGGACGATAAACGGGGGAGTGAAGATATCTGGTCTATCCGAGGATTTTCCCTATTGTCCCTATGTTTCTATTTATGGTATATTTGGGAGCATGATAGAGATAACATCAGGGATTCCAATCCCAACGAGTAAAAGAGGTCGTAAGGGAGGAGACTGGGTCCGCGCAGTGAGTTCTATAGAACCCGGTCAGAGCATCTTCGTTAGAACGCATAACGAAGCCAGGTGCCTGCGTTTAGCGTTTCGCAGAGCAAAGAAGGATTTCACTCAACGAACCTGCCACGAGCCGGAAAAAGGTTACAGAATTTGGTGTGTTGAATAAATTCCCCTTGTATTCCCTTTTTGTATCCCATATACTAGTTTCATACCGTTGAGGAGCGGTGAAAGCGAATGAGGAATTTATCTGAGGTCGGTAATTTAGCCGTGATGCCGTCGTTGAACGTAGAGAGACCGGCGGGGTTAATCCGCGTAGCCATGCCGCGGTTGAACAAATGCGACTGGATCGAGGAGTATCTAAAGCAGATCCCCAGCCGTGACTACGACATCCAGTGGGTAGAGGTAACCGAGACCGTAGTGCTTTCAGTAGCGGACTGGAACGCATTCATGCGGGGATTGCTTGAGGATCGCGAATGGTTGGCAGGGAAGGGTGGCGCGAGTAATTGGAATCCGGAATATGCCGCACTGGAGTTGGAGCACACCGGCGCGTGGTCGAAAGCAGACTGGGCCCGGTATCACTCGACCATGTACCTGCTGGTCGTCGAGGTGGTTTGTGCTGGCGCCCGGGTGTACGTTGACCCTCAGGGCTATAATTACGCCCGGTACGTGGGTTTCGCTGCGGATGGGATGGCGGAAGGACGTACCCGTCAAGAACGTGAGAAAGACGAAGCTGCCGCGCGGGTGGCAGAACGTCAAGCACGGATTGCTCATGAGATATCGAATCCGCCTGTAGTGAGTGCGGATCACGGGCTACGGTTCTATTGGAACGGGATTAAGGTTAACGGCGGTGGGCTGCAGAAGGCGTATTATAGCTTAGGGAATCTGTATGATTATCCTGAGGATACGTTGAGCATCAACGCTCGGGACTGGCGATCGTTTTCGGCGGAGGTCAAGGGTTGTTTCGTGGTGAGTAATAATTCAGACCTCCAGACGGACTATCACGATAACGACCATATTCGGGTTTGCTCGAATCATCCGCTGTATCCAGCTGTCATGGAAGCGTACCGGGTTCAGGAGCGGCACGAGGCCGGGCGGCGGGCTAAGCGGGAGGCGAAGTATGCAAGACCGGTTAATGTGCCTACTGTGTTGTCACAGGCGGTACAGTAAATAGGTATTAACAGTTGCTTGTATTGTGATACACTGTGTACATGAAGAACACAAACAAGACAGACAAGGTCGGGGCTAGGCTGGCGGTTGATGTTCCGAAAGTGTACATTCAGTTGCTTGATGGGCTCACGAAAGAGTATGTTTCTCGCTCTGATGTTGTTCGTAAGTACATAATGAATGGACTAATCGGAGATGGAAAGTTGACCGTTAGTGGTGAAGTGGTGGTGAAGAAATTATATCCCGCGCCGATACCGGCAAACTGTAACTGCGATCTCCCTGGCGGCGCTGGCTTGCAGGGTGCAACGGATTGCGCCGAGGCATTGGCGGCTGCGACCGGCGAAGCGGTTACCGGGCATTGTGGTTGTGTCTGTCATCAGCGGTAAGAGTTGTAAAATCCGGGGTAATCCCCGGGATCGCTTGAGGAGGCGAGGAAATGGAAAACACACAGAAAGACCCGCGCGAAGCAATCATCGAGCGGTTGCACGAGACCACATCTAACTACGGCATAGACTTCGATTTCGCCCGCATGTTTGCGGCGCTGACCGGGAGGTCGGAAACCTCGGTGCTATCGAACATCCGGGAACTGACCGCTCATTACGAGCGCACCGGCCAGCACATCAGCAAACGCAAGCGCTACGAGCTGTGCCTGCGGCAAGCCTGCCAATCTATCTGGGATTGGTTCACCGCCGGGGAGCGTCAGGAATACCGCACTGATGACGTGATCTCGTTCGTTGAGTCTCACTGTCAGCAATGCGTTTGGGCGGTTCTGTTGGGGGATTTTTGCGCACGCCGCGATTATCCCGGGGTGTTTGATGAACTGAACGAGGCTGTAAATGCGTAAAGGCATCCCGCAAGCGGTCGACAAGGCCATGGAAGCAATTAACGCGATCCCGTTCGGCGCGTGGGCGTCGCGCGATGTGCAGGGTATCGCCTGTGAACTGGTAGAGTCCCTGAACCACGAATACGACAGCTACGCGCGGCTGCAGGCGCTTATGTCGGTTCAGGTCAGGCTCACTAAAGCGCTATCGGAGTGCATGGAAGCAGAGCGGGCTAGCCTGATGTCGTCTGCCGCGCGCCCGATCTATTACGCGATCGGTAAATCGATGCTGACTGAGGATACTCCGATGTTGGGAGAATACCTCACGCAGGCGGGTACGGCGATGGAAGCGAAACTGGCGGAGGTGACGAAGTGAGCGACGAAATGCTCGAATGGCTACGGGAGCACTCCGCCGTTAACGCGCTGAACGTAGCAACAGGCCGCGACCGCATGGCTAACGGGCTGCTGCAGCTTGAAATTCAGCGTTGGGTGCAGGGTGTCGTCAGCGTGGCGATGTGTGAGGTCGTAAATGCGTAACCTCACCCTCTCCCAGTGGAATTTCCTGTGGTCGCGCGGGAATGGCGGGTGTGTGTGGCAGGGGACCGTCGAATCAGAAGCGCAATTTCAACTGAGCCAAAGCGGAGACTTTCGGGAGATCGTTAATATCGACAATGGCGCTATGTTCGGAATCGTTCTGAGCGCGCGGGTGGATGATTTGCTGGAGGGGAGGATATGAGCCAGCCTCTCTCGGAAGATCTACGGACAGCCGCGGAATGGCTCGACGTGAACGAAGGCACGGACGGCGAGTCTGATTCCCGTAAACGCGTAGCAGACTGGTTGCGGCGCAAGGCAGGGAATCTGGAATACGAGGCTACAGTCCGACGCGTAGCGAAAGAGACAGGGAAATCACCTCAGAAAGTACGCGCTGCTATTGAGGCAGCGGAAATATCGAGGAAATATGCGTAAACGCAAATCCGCCCGGTCAGAAATAGCCCTGTATAACGCCATAGGTAGACAGTTAAAGGGCTGCAGCACAGAAAACTGTTACCCCAGCGTTACCGGCTGAGGAGGTTCCGGGTAACAGCCCGGTAACAGGATTGGGTAGCCAGCGGATCGGGCGAGGTCTGCGAATTCCCCAAGCGGCCGGTAATAACGGACCTCGCCACAGGCTGCATAACGCTGGACATCCTGAAAGAAGACGTAAAACGAAACGGCTCGTTGCAAATGCAGGCAGATCTGGCTGAGGCTCGAAAGAATGGCGTTAAACTGACGCCGGAGGCTGAGGAGTACGTACGAGATATTTGCAGCGGAACTGGGTACCCGATGCGGGATAGTGACTGGTGAGGCGGATAACCGGCAAAACTTGGCATGTGAGGCGCGAGCTACGCGCATTAGGCGGTATCTACGACCGCGGCGTCTGGTACGTGCCGGAAGACAGGTACAGTGAAGCGGTCGGGCTGCTCGAGGTGGGGTTGGCCCGGAGGAATGCGGGGAGAGTAAAGAGGTAAGCGGTTGAGGATCCGCAGAAAAGTATGGCACGTAAAGAACTGCAGGGCGAAGTCAGAGAGAACCACGTAAAGCGCGTGAGCGAGGAAATCACCCGCACGGCTGCAAGGCTGGACCTGGACGCGTCCGCTATCGTCTCAGCGATCAACAAGCCGGACAAAGCGGAAATCCTGTTTGAGCGTCCCTACCTGCGATGGGGAACGGAAGCCAAGGTGGTGTGTCCCGTAAACCGCCTGAACGGTGCTGTGAACGGTGAAGAGTGGAACCGGCATATGCGGCGGCTGGCGGCGCTGAAGCCGTTGACGGACGCAGAGATTAAGGCTTGCGAGGGAGAGGCGGCGTACAAATGAAAAGTTTACAGTTAAGTGCTTTGAAGTCAGCCGAACGTTTCGTCTTGGCCGAAATACACATGCTCCAGACGCCCTCTAATGCGTCACGCTTAGCAGAGGCCATCGAAACGAAACAAATCATCCAGCGCGCAATCGTAGCGGGAGAGATTGAGCCGGATCTGCGTGCTGAGATGCTGGAGGCTCTGAAAGGCGTGGTGGCTGTGGCTGACCGCGCAACGGTGGAGTTTGACCGGGCGCGGGATGTGATAAGGAGGGCTGAGGGATGAACGCAATAGAAGCAATGCGCGGATTCGAGGGTCCATCAGCACTCGATTTGCTGACGGAGTTTCGCAAGAAGTTCGTAACGATTGCCGAACGACGTTCCGCTGAACTGAAGGCCACAATACAGGCGGCAATAGACGCTGATCGGGACAGGATGGTCCGGGAAGGTAAGGATGGTTACGACCACCCATCCGAAATCCGCGAGATGATCGACGAATACGAATCACTACGCTACTTCGAACACGAACTTAATCGCGTTATCGGCGCGTTCATGAATGAGGCAACGAAGCCGTTCCGAGAGGCATACGCCGACGCAATAATGGTTTCCGGAGGCGACATGCCCGGTATTACCGGGGTGCCAAGATGACCCACTGTCGCGTATGCTGGCACCTCCACGGAAGGGCGGCGAAACTCACCCCGCAGCATTGGTTCAGGTGCCACGTGCGGAAGACTGGTTTCGCGTTGTGGGTGATAGTGCTGCTGATATACGCAGCGGTTCTGGTGTCGAGATGCTAGGGGCGAAGCGGAAGCGGAACCGGTGGCCGTGGGTGTGGGCTGGTATTGCCGTGATGCTGGTTGTGTGGGTGGCGACGGCAGAGTGGTGGCACCTGTGACCGGCTTCGAAGTCCAAAAACGCCAGTGCGCAACCTGCATATACCGCAAAGATAGCCCGCTGGATCTGAAGGCGCTGGAACGCCAGATAGCCGATCCGTACGGCGGTTTTGTAGGCCATCGGATCTGTCATCACTCAGACACAGCATGCTGCAGAGGTTTCTGGTCGCGCCACAAGAATAAATTCCCGCTGGGTCAAATCGCTCAGCGGTTGGGCATGGTGAGATATGTCGAGCACGATAAAGCGTAAACCCGGCCGGCCGCGGTTACAGATAGACCCTCAAGCGGTGGTCGACCTCAGACGGGCGCCGGAGCGGTGGACGTGGGAGGAGATTGCTAAGCGGTTGGGGATTAGTCGGACCGCGGCCATTAAGGCTTATAACGAATCCGTGTCGGGTTGACCAGGAGCGTGCTTCCGAACTCGCCAAGAGGCAGCGCCTTTGTGCTTCCCATCCTCAGTGTTTCGCTCGAGGCAGTACGGGCCGAACCGGCGTTCTCGCCGAGAGCGAAACATCTTTCCAATAACGATCAGGTGGTTAACCTTGCGATCCAGGCAGTCTGCAATTTCAGCCGGAATGCAATCTCGCAAGGGCGATGACATTGTTCCGCCTATCATTGGGAGCAAGTCTGAAACCGCGAACCACCCCGAGCAAGATTTGTCTTCTCCGCCTGGCAGGGTTTCGTGCAACTGTTCCAGAAAACCCTCCCACTGCCGCGGAGATTCATCTTCCTGCTCAATGAATGCCGTATAGTTCGCGAGAAAACCCTTCACTTGCGCAGCGCGGAGAATACCACTCACCTTTCGGTGCCAGTCCTCAAACGATCCAATAGCGGGCCCTGAAGTTCCTTCAGGACATCCTCGGGAGAACCAGAATCGAGATATAACCAACAGCGAGTGAAGGAGTTCTGAGCGATTGGAAAATACCCACTTCAGCAGGTCTGGGTGCTTGAATTCCCGTCCGCGATAAGGAACTGCCTGTTTAGCATTCAGGCGGATTTGATAGCAGCGCCGCGGCATGTCGCCGGCGGGTCGGATATTATTGCCGGTGACGATCCAGGTGGACACGTTCGGGACGGTCATATTGCGAGAGAATCCCAGAATACGGGCTTCGTATTCTTTAGCGGTCAGAGCCAATGCCAAGCATGGAGATCGTAGTTCTCCCTCGAGGTTGTCGAACGCAATAAGCTGACGGCCGGCGGCAAGGCTTGCACCGATCTGTTTTTGCATTTCCTCTTCTTTGTACGGGTAAGGGACCATGGCCGATGGGCGCCCGGTGGTAATGATCGACAGGACGTCAATCAGGAGAGATTTACCGGTGCCGGCTTGCGGCGCGTCTACTACAGCCAATGGCGTGCATCCGATGATAGACGGACGGAGTACGGGAGTTAACAGCAGTCCAAACACATTAGCGCGGCTGGCCTCATCTTCATACGGGAATTCGCCAATCGCATCATTGATATTTTCAATGGCCGCGCTGACCTGCTCTCGAGTGGGGTCAGCCGGAAGTGGAAAGTGTTTCAGGTTTGGAGAAGGAGCATAATAAACCCCTGAATCCTGATCGTACCCGGGCTCACTGATAATCGTCCCGGCAGGGCTAAGGGTTGGAACTTCAGTAACCGATGTGAGGGCCGGAAACGGAAGATCGCTCAGCACGGACATGTCCCGAACTACATCCATAGGGGGGAAGGTTGGCTTTACTTCGCCAAACTGGTTGTACTTCATCCAGTCAGCCGAGCGTGCGAGAACACTTCGTATCCACGTTTCCGAAGCTGGCGATACGGATGGCCTGCCGCCTTCGTCCCTGACCACATGAACAAGATCTCCGGAACGAATAAAAATAACGGGAGCGTCTGGAGGATTTACTGTAGCGAGGGCTTCTGAAGTTATATCCCGCAATTGCCGGGAGGTAGTCATGATTTGAGGCAGCCCAGATACTGCCGGCTGAAATTCTACCGCGAACAGCCCGCGGTTTTTTTGAATTTCATCAGCTAATCGAGTGTCAAATTCACGAAGAGAAACGTCAATAGCCTTGAAATTCTTCTTTATTCTGGACTTAGCCTCAACCCGCTGAGTTTTGCTGATTTCATTCTGTGCGAGGGCTTGAATGAGTTCTGAGGGGGTTAAACCTACACCGAGAATCATCATCGGATCTTTGGAATCAATGGCGGCGTTGAGAAGTTCCTCGGCGCGTTCAAGTGCTGACTGAGTTTTCGGAGTTTGGGGTTCTGGCTGTTCCGGAACTGGAGCCGGAACAGCACTGGAAGTTCCGCTGTATGCCGGCGAACCATTAACCCTCTGTTGCCGACTAACCCGATTTACGGATTCAGGCTCATATACCGCGCGAAAATCCTGCCACTTCTTATCAGCACAGGATGAGTGAAAGCACTTGAAAATCAGAGCTCCGGAGGGATTTTGAAACAGCGCTGCATCCGGCGCCGTATGGTCCGGGTTAAACGGACATGCTTTGAGCACCCATTTATCAGATCCGTTATCCGGCACGGGGCCGCGGTGAACCTGCACCCCATGGCGGGATATCCAGTCTCCAAGATTGAAACTGGTAGAGTGAGACGGCGCTCGTTGCGGCGGAGGTTCTGGCTTGCCAGCGAAATCCTCGAGGAGTTTAAAACTAACCGGTTCTAAGGTTTCCGGGATATCCAGCATTCGGCTCAGCCGATGCGGCCGATCGGCGGTAGAGTCGCCCTTGGCTGCTACGGTGCCGTAGAGTTTGGAGATACGGGAGGCGTTGAAGACTGAGACATCAACCGTCACCTCCGGCGTGCCGAACTTGACCGCGGCGGCCTTCAGGAGTCCCTTGAGCAGTTCTGTCGATTCCTTTGAGGGGAGATCGATCGAGTACAGAAGATGGCCGCCGTTACCGGAATCAGCCAGGATGGGAACCGGCCAGCCTAAAATATCAAGGGTGTCTTTGGCGCTATGAGCGACCTGCAGAGCTGCGTCGTGCTCAGATTCAGTGCTGGATATTCCCGAGGGACGCTTTGGGTCGAAGTCCAATAACAGCCAGCGTCTACGCAGAACGTCATCATCGCCAGTCGTGTTTTTTGCTCTGGTTTGCGTCCGGTTAGCCGCCCGAGCTAGCAGATCAGTCTTGATCCGATTGATCGTGACATAGACGCCCGGTCCTTTACCATTTACCGCGACAGCCGCTTGAATCAGCTTTTCGGTATCTGCGAAGTATCCCGAGATCGTGCCATCAAATCCGGCGTTCGGCACACGAAGTTCCACAATGCCGCCCGGCTCCATGAAGAGGGCGACTGACCGGCGGATTTCATCGATGTCTGGACGGAGGACGGTTGGCACAGAATCAGAGATGCCCCGCAGACTGAAGTACTGAAATTACCTGTTCGGAAAATTTGTCACGGCGTTCGCGGTCCGGGATAGAAAAGACGTTACGGTATTGCTGTTTACCGTCCTTCATCATCGGCTGATTGTCTTTGTACATTGGGATCCCGGGAAATGAGATCCACTGGCGTCCTTCCTTACCCAGGAGCATTGCGCCCTGAATAAAAAACCCGGAAGATAGTTCCAGGTCGAAAGAGCCGATCAGGCTGTTTTTGTTAATAGACTTCCAATTTGAAACCTTCAATTTTGCCTCCTTACGGGCGTGCAGGTGAGGGCCGGAACGGTAAGGACGTTACCGGCCTGGCTCCCCTGCGTGTCTCGGTGGTGATCAACCGGTCCGTGACAAATGAATTATACATCTTACGGGTTACCGTCTATGAGGGTTTGTCTAATGCGTTACAAAGTCTTCAAATACTCCGGCCTGGTTCCTTCATCCCGTACCGCGTTACGCTCGCCGGTAAGCAGCCCCTGAATGATATCCCAGTCCGCGCTCGGGAGGGTGATGGATACCGGGCGGTCCATACGTTGGATTTGGGTCATGAATTTAACCTCAGCCCATCCCATCTCTCAGCATCGCGCTTACCGCCGGACGCGATGTGGTGGAGCGCGGATAGAAGAATCTTCAACGCTTGGAACTCCTCACCGATGAGGGCTTGCGTCTGGCCGTCTTCCAGTGCTCGTTGGGCTACTGCGGCGGGGGTGCTCACTTCCGCTCCTTCGTCAAACACCAAACCCCGGCATCATTCAAAATCGGAACCTGCCGGGCATTCTTGAGATGGTCGAACTTCACCGATATCCAATGCCAAGTAGACTCACGCCCGAGCGGAACGTGCCGCGCAATCTTCCCCGGGCAGTTTGGTGGATACGCCCAATAGTTGTAAAAAACCCGGTCGCCGCGCGTGAAAGTATCGCGGATCTTTGCGTTGATCTCCATGTGGCCGGAGATGTTCGGGCACAGACCAGCAAAAATCTTCCGTGACTTCCCGCAAGGACACGTTACATCAGTTGGAACACCATGCTCACGCAGTATCTCTTCGAAGGATTTCAATGTGCCGTTGCGAAGCTTGTCAGCGAATGAGCCTGATTTAGCCTCCAGTTTCTTTAGCATCTCCCGCGCTACGATGCCTTCGTGTTCGGTGCCGGGGCGTTCTGCCAGGCGTATATCGTCGAGCCATAACGTGTTTCGGCGGGGTGCCATATTCACGCCGTCGCCCCCGATGCTTCAGCCAATTGGGCTTTGAGCCTGAGGTTTTTAGTGTCAGGGTAACAATCGGGTTCTACCGCCTTCTGATAATTTCCCGCTACAGTAGCGCACTCCCCACCCAGTACCTGAATAAGCTCGGCCACCTCACAGCCAGGAACGTGGGCATGGGTATTTGGTGATTCAGGCCGGGCGCCGCAGGGGCAGTGGCGTTCGATGGCTAGTGCTAATTCCAGAGCTCGCGAGCATCCGATAAGGTGCTTTCGCATCGCCAGCCATTCCCGGTTTCGATAGGCGCACTCCACGTAAATGCGCGGTTTCTTCAGGTTGTGGCCGTTCTCTTCGATGTACCGCTCAGCGCCAGCCTTGGTGAAAAATGGCTGGACGTTATCCCACTCATCGTAATATCCGATGCGCCGAATGTCGGAAAAGTACTCGTCTACTTCACTGGTATCCGGTAGTTCGTCGCCGCGACCATAGAGAACGCCGTCCATAATACAGACCGGGGCTAGAAAGTTCTCTTGATAAAATGCCTCACATGCCTCAGTGAGGTTAACCGGAAGTTCCGTATATTCGTCGCCGTGCTGCCACAGGACGTTATCCGTTAACCCGGTATCGATTCCAAAGATCCGGTGCAACTTCTGGACCATGAATATAGGATCAGCGGTAAAGTGATCATTCTTCTGGTTATCGGCAACGATTCGACTACCGATCTCGGCGGGTGAAAACATTTTTATCCTCGGGGTGCTAGCAGGCCTGGTCCAGATGAGGAGATCCAAATCCAGGCCGGTGGCTAGCATGAGGCAGCGGTGGCGATCCGTTGGTCTGCGCTCGAATTCAAGTCTACTTCAAAACGCCACGAAAACGCAAGGTAAACCGCTTCCACCACCCCAACTTCACAGGTGCCGGAGCCTTCCCGCGATGCACCACGATGGGGTAAATGCCGTGGTTTATCTCTTCCTGCCGCTCGTCGTAGTCGTACCGGATCTGGCGCCTTGCGGTTTCGTCTTCGGATGGTTCGTACATGGCTATTCGGCCAGTTTCTTCCAATGCGCGATAACGTTCGGATGAGCGCCAGCGTTTTCTGCCAATTTCTTAGTGGCTTCTTCCTTGAGCCATTGCCTCGTCTCGCCCGACTCCAGCATCTCTGAAAGTTTCGCCTTCAGATCGTACTGTGGATAGAGCGCATCTTCGGCTTTGAGGATCATCCACGGTCCTTTGATTGACCGCGTGCGCCGGAGGATGTCCATGTCCGCGCAGGACGACTGAAACCCGGTGACGCCCAACTGGTGCGCGACGTAGTAGAACGCAGCAGTTGCAGCCATGCTCATCGCGTATACGCAGGTTCCGTAGTCGTGTTGGCGTTTCGTGACCGACTCCACATACTCGGCGAGTTGCTTCATGGTGTAGGGCCACGGAACGGAGGCGTCTCGCATTGCCGTCTCGCCCGTAGCGGACTCCAGCATAACCGCGTTCGTCTTGCGCTCCAGTTCTTCGGCTTCCCGTTTTTGGCGCTCGATGTACTCCGGCGATTCCCGGTAGGCTTTCGACGCCGCTTCCATGTCAGCGGACCAGCGTTCAACTACCACCTCTGCCGTATCCCCCTTGCGAGCGAACGCAGGCGTGTCGTTGAACGTGAATGTGATCTCCACGTCTTGATCGCCATATGTTGCCAGCAACTCCAGAGCCTTGTGCGCGGCGGTGGTAATTGTCTCGCCGGGCAAGATATTTTCGTCTACTGGTACCTGTGTCATTTACGTCTCCTCAAATCCATCAATCGCCTCTCTCAACGTCTCCCAAAACGGCACCCGAAAATCCACCGCGTATCCTCTCGGAACCGGCCGCACAGGCACCACCACGTTGCTTAAAATCAACTTATCCCGCACCTGGTTTCTGATCCACACGCTGTTTGGCGGGGCGAAGGATTCTAATGCGTTTATGCGGTCGGTGTCACTCCGCATGCTTCACGTAATGCAGATGCTCGTGCGGGTCAACCGTCACGGTGGCCTTATACTCGCCCTTGCATGTGACGCTCTTCAGGCTCGTTTCGCCCTCGCGCTGGATTACTTCCCAATGAGCACAGTCGCCGCATTTCTTGCACTTCAATACTTTCATGGCTTTCTCCTTTATAAAGTTGCAAACATATCCTGAATCTCATCCACGGTCTCCCGGAACTCAGGTTTACGGCGCAGACTGTGTACGCCGCCACCATTTAGAACCAACCCACGAGAGATCATGTCCAACTCAGCGGCCACGTTGGCGCCCGGCTGGTCTTTGGATCGGCCCATCAGGACGATAGTGTCGCAGAGTGCGACCACAGACGGGATGTCGTGGCTAACGATCAATATCGTTTCGGTTTCGGAGCGATGCGCCAACCGCGTAATCAGTTCGCATGTCTTGTCCTTCGAAGCCGGGTCCAGCCCGGCGGTAGGTTCGTCGAAGACAAGAAAATCGCCGCTGGCTAAAATCTGCTGAGCGATTGCCACACGCTGGCGTTGGCCACCAGATAGTTGCGCCGGGTAAAGGTGGGCTTTGTCGAGTAGCCCGAAATCGCTGAGCATGTCGACAGAGCGCTGCAGTGCCTCTTTGCGGCCAGGCTTATCTTTTGCCTGCATTGCGGCCACAAGTAAATTGTCGATCACTTCCTTGTTCCGGTAAACGATGTAGTTCTGACTCACTACACCAACGTTTCCAGCGCGTACTGGAGACTGCTCGCGCCCGATAAGAACAGACCCGGAAGTCGGCCGCTGTAGCCCGGCAATAATGCTGATAAGTGAAGTTTTACCTACGCCACTGGGACCTAGAATTCCGACAATTTGGCCGGTAATGCGTCCCGGAATCACGAGATCATTGATCTGTAGGTTTACATTGCGCAGTACAACGTTATCGCCGTAGGATAGGCAGACTTTCTCTACGGACAGCAGGGTATCGGTACGGGTGGCTATCAATGGCCGCCTCCACATCCGTGGCCGCCGCAACTATGACTTGAGCAACTATGGGTACTGCAACTGTGAGAAGAGTCGCTATGGGAACTATCGCAATGATGTCCAGGGGCGGAGCCTTCAATGACCCCACCACAAGAGTCTACGTAAGCGGCCTGTGTCCTTTGCGCGGCCGAAAGTTCTTCCTTCGAACCTTTTTTTAAGTGAGGATCGTGATGGACCAGTTTTCCGAACAGGTAATGACAGTCTCGGGAGTATTTGGCGGTGTCCAGAATGTGCTGATGCCAAAATTGATCAAGATCGTCCCTCCCGTCGGTTAGCCATGGAACTACTGGAAAATCTGGCTTCTTGCGGAGGATCGCTAGAAATTTCAGGTATTCGCCCCGGGCGGCATCGGCCCTCTCGGGTGTCCATCCGTGTCTGCTTACCATTGCGTCCCTTACGCTTGTGAGGTCGATGCTCCGGGTAGATTTCTCCTGCGATGCAATGGCGACAATCACGATAAAAACCGCAGCCAGGACTATGAATAAAGCTATCATTTCCTCACCCCCAAATCCGCCCACGGACATATCAAATTTCGCACCTTCCCGAATATCCAGTCCTGAGCAAATCCGATCGCCAGCACAACAAACATGATGGCGAAGACCGCATCCAGGTTCAGATGCTTCGCTTCTGTTAGCATCAGAGTGCCGACGCCGCCCTCAAACCGGAAGTATCCCTCCACCATCGGGAGCAATACCCAAGTCATTGCTGCCGATCCGCGAAATATGTCGAGCACCTGATCGAACTGGCCGAGCACCACAACCTCCCACGCCACGCGCCACTCCGACATTCCGAGCGTTCTTGAGTGATCAAATAACTCAGTCGGGATATTCTCGATCATTCGCACGAGAGACAGGACCATAAATACGCCAGTCCCGAATACCAGGAGCGCGACCTTCACCCAGTGCGGATTATGCAGGAGGCTCAGAAAAACCAGCGGAAGCCCCACCATCCCGTTGAACCTGCCTGATGATACGAGTGTCGCCAGCGGTCGGAATAGTGGCAGCACGGTGGCGTAAGCGATCAACAGGGATGCGATGAAAGTCAAAATTACGGCCTCGAGATTAAGTTCCAAGCTCGTCCATATCTGAACGCCCAATCCGTCTTCATTCCAGAGTCCAGGGAGTGCCCGCACAACTTCAAACGGGGAAGGCAGGTAACTGGCACCGGCGGAGACCCACACGACCAGAAACAGTCCGATCCATGTAGCGAGCAGGATTGTAAACCCGGTATTATGCAGGCTTCCGTTCGGCGTTATCCAGTGAGACAGGTATCGCTCGCGGTCGTGGATCGGACCGTGGCCGTGCTCAGCATCCCGGCGTTTTTCGTATTCGGCGATCAAGAAGCCCATCATTTGCGTTTTGCTTTCCACCAGAAAAACACAACCGCTATAGCCGCCAAGGATGCGGCAATCCCAAACACATGAAAAAGAATCCAGAACGCGACTACGCGAACGAATGAGAACGCGAGATAGCATAACCAGATTCCCAGCAGGATCAGCACGACGTTAGCCATGGTGATCCCGCGGGAGAATAAGGTGTCCCGGTTCACTTTCGCCTCGGCGACGAGTAACTGCTGGACGGCCGAGACGGCGGACTGTAACTGCTTGCAGGTCTGGACGGCGGACTATAACTGCTAGCCGGTCGGCTCGGTGGAGTGTATGGTTTCGAAGCCGATGCGGCAGATCCAGCGGGAGCGCGTTGTGATGGAGGAATATAGGCTTTCGATGCTGAATTCACCGAACTGGCAGGCTGGACCGGACGCACCGTTCTCACGGACTGGCTGTAGGAATTCACGTGGCCGCCATGCAGGATGTAGACGTGGTTCGCTTGATAGTAATGATCGTATCCATATCCGCCGTAATAGTGCGGAACCAGCACGCCATTCAGGTACCATCCTCCGAGACCGATTGCGGTCCGGCATGCCATGGCGTCAAAGTATGACTGGTCGCAGGGGTCTCCGTTCCATCCAGATTGAACCGGCTGAACGTAGGCAGGACCGCAGGCGGCCAATACCAGAGCAAATAAAGAAAGAATTGCTTTACGCATTCGGAGCCTCCTGAGATGAGGCGACAAGGATAGAAGCTGCGGCGCCAGCATCCCCGTCGTAAAAGTTAGAAGGAGCAGACTGCCCTTCGAACTGAATTTGTACGCCGGTTCCTTTTGGAAGCACGGCTTCGATGTTGGCCCAAAGGACCTTGGCCGGATTGATTATGATCGGGCCGTTGATTGCGAGTGGCTTTTCCATATTATTCTCCTAAAACTACCTGAACTCTGCGATTCTTAGCGCGGCCAGCCACGGAATTGGGATCGTTGCCAGGCAACGGCTCTTCAGAACCATGAGCATAGCTTCGTATCGTATTCCGGACGCCCTTTTGCTTCAGATATGCGGCCACGCTATCGCCACGGCGTTGACTCAAATCCATATTGGCTTCGGCGCTTCCCGTGTTGTCTGTGTGAGAATGCAACGCAACGATGTAGTTTGTCAGACTGATATCGGCGGCAAGTTGCTCCAAGTCAGCGTAGGACGATGAGAGTGGTTGGGCACTGCCCACGGCAAACTGAATACTGTAGTTACGCTTCCCGGCAATCGATTTCATCGGAGCCGTAGACGCCTTGATGATGTCTTCTGCCGGCGCGGTCATCGTCCCCTTAAGTGCAGCCAAATATGACGTGTCCACAATACCTTCGGCCGTTGGGAAACTCGGCACCAGTCGCGGATACTGCTGGACTACGATCTTGCCGAATGTCGTGTACGTTGCGGCGAACAGCGAAGGTCCACCGTTGAGTCCGAACGCTTGGAGGTTATCGGCAAGGTTGGCGACCGCGCTTCCTCCGAGGTGTACCCGGATTCCCTGAGCATCGGGTTCGGTCACCCCTTTGAAGTACTTGACCCAGTAGTCCGCGTTTTCCTCGTTGTATATTTTAGCGGAGATTTCGCCAGCCTTTTGCAGCGCGGCGGAATTGGAGCGGATCTGGTCGGCACCTTCGAATGCGGACGCGAGTAAATTCTGAACTTCACCGCGGTGGGACTTCATCCACCGGTCAATGCCGAGAATAACGCACGGCATCTGGAATACGTATTGAGCCGTCGATGCAATCGGCACTACACCGCCCCGCTTCTTCGCCACGGTAACGTCGCCAGGTGTCCACGTGACCACAGCGTCAGCGCATTTATGCACCTTTGCTCCGCCCAGTTTGCCTTTTACGGGAATATCCACGCAGGCATTCCCGGTAGCAAAGTCGCCTGCGGCCTTAGTGTAGGAATCGGAATTGATCCAGTTGAGAGCGCTCGGATCGTAGGAGGTGTCGTCCGGGTTGTTTGGGATGCCGTTTTGGCCAAGCCATTTCAGCGCTATATTCCAGTCGCCGTCGCGCAATACCCCGATCACCAGGCCACCGCGGGATTTCTGCGGGTCTGCCTTCCAATCGGCAGGCCCCATGAAAACATCCTCACCCCGGGAGTAGCCCATGACGCCAACCACCTTCAGCCCGCAATCCGGACAAACCTTCTGGAGTTTCGGGTTAATTGCGGCAAGTTCAGCCGCTGCTCCATCGCCCATGATGGTGATGAGCTTGACGCCCGGCGCATTTGGATCAGATTGAAGTTTTTGGGCTGTGTCCAGTAAGTCGTTGTTCATCTGGCCGGTGTCGTCTTGCCGCCTTGTGCTGACCATCAGTCCATGTGAGGCCGTGATAGAACCCTTGGTGGTCTGCGGACCCCCGATAGAGTACAGCAATCCAATGTTCCCGTTCCATGCCCATGTTTCCATTTCCACGGGCGTGGAATTGACGCAGTTACTGGTGTTTCCGTCCATGCAAACCTGCATGGGAGTGGCGGTTGGCAGTGGCTTCGCTGCCACCGTTCCACCGGATAAAACCGTAGCGCTCAATTCTTCCGCCTTGATCGGAATTACCGTCTTCATGGCGCTAGGCCGCGGGATCACTCCAACGTAAACGAGATGCTTCAATTCCAGCAAGCCGCCCACGATCAGGGCCAGCCCAATTACCAATTTCGGTGCCGTTTTAATTTTTGACATAGTTTTCCTCATCTCCTCAAAATTCTAGTTAAAAAGTGACTACTACAGCAGGTCGGAGTAGTCCGTGGATGTCGACGTAGTCGCCCGTGGGGCCGGAATTGCCGCCGGAATCTGACGAAGAATTTCTTCTTTCGTTGTCTTCCCTACCAGAACTTTTGAATTGTTGTTTTCGAATCTGGATAGTGCAGCCTGAAGAGCCGCACTGTCGGCCAAATTGGCGTTACTCAGAACATCCTTCGTGATGTCCAAGGCATTGTCGAACTCGCCGAGCGTCTGATCGTACATCGCGTCCAGAACGTTTCCGGCTTCGTCGTACAGATCCTTCTCGGGAAGCCCGCTGAGGATGCCTTTGATAGCCCCGCTGATACTGCCGGTCGCCTTCGACAACTTCAACTGCTTCTGGCGGAATACGATGTCAGATTCCTTGTCGGCTATCTCGTCAGCGCAGATCTCCTGGTACCGAACCACAACGGTCTGCATCTTGGTCAGATTTTCAATCCCGCCGGCGTATTGCTTGGCCAGTATCTGGCAGCGCTGCATGTCTTTACTGTTGGAGACCTGCGCCCGCTGATCGCCGACCTTCATAGCCTCTTTGAATAGCGCCTCATGCCGTTCCAGTTCCATCTGATTCCCGGCGGCGTCCCGCTTCATGCCGATCAACTGACCGCGCAGAGTACCAACGGCTTCGATGAACTTCTCCTGCTTGGCCTTCAGACGCTCCACGTAGGACTTGCGGATACCGATCGGATCAAGTTCGATCCAGAAACTCATCAGCCAGCGGACAATGCCGCGGTAGACGTACCAGAGCCGTTTCTTCGGGTCCATGAGCGCAGCCAGAACAAACGCCAGCGCACACCCCACGATAACGAGGTGCATCGTGTTGTCGGCCGCGTTGACAAGATATTCGCCGACCGATCCACCCATCAAGTAAATAACGACCGCGAGCCCGAGCCCGAGTGCTCCCCACGTCGTAGCGTTAACCTTGCCTTCCGGGCCTGAAAAATATCCGTGTGTTGCCGTTTCCATTACTGAACCCCTTTCAATCTGTTCATAGCTTCCTGAATTTCGTTTCGAACGGTAGCGACCGCGCTGTCGAAACCTGCCTGCGCTGTCGCGATCTTCGTTCGTATAGACGCGATATCCGCGTTCAGCGAATCCCGCTGTTGCGTTAGTGCTTGGATATCACGGTTCTTCGCATCGATATCAGCCGTCATCTGCTCCACTTGCTGGTGTTGCCCGTCGAGAGCCGTCTTGAATTGACCACACTGCACCTCGATTGCGTTCAGACGGTCATTGTACGCAGCCCTGATTTGAGTGGCGTCGATACCAGCGGTTGCCTTCAGAACGCTGGCTGCCGCGGTAACCCGCGTGCCGATGTCCGCGATGGCAGTTAAAGAGTTCAGGGTTGCTTCGAACTTCTCTACTGGCGATCCGGGTGATTGAAGTTTGGAGCGGAGTTTGGCGAGAAATCCGTCCATCGGCCCGCAAGCCGGTGGAATCGACGGAACATATGCAGGCGATGCAGTCGTTGTTGCTGGCGCTGCGGATGCTGTCGGAGTCGGCTTCATCTCTTCAGGCTCGAATACTAGATCCTGAATTTGGGCGAGCCAGCTCATTTGCGGGTGCTCTTCTTCTTGACTTCGGCGACCTTCTTTTCGGCGGCCGATAGTGTGTCCATGCAAGCGTTATGGACCACGTTGCAGAGGGTTTCGCCGGTGTCTAGCGCCAATTGCTTAAGGCGCTTGTGAACGTCATCTTTTACGTTGATGTTTGGCATACAAAGCGAGTATACAGATACCCACATACGATGTCAACATTTTTGTGGAATTGTTATTTTAGCTTCCTGTAGTGACTCCGATACCCCCGCTTCTCCACATCAACCACCTCCCCACCCAAAACCCCCTGACACGCACATACGCAAGGGTTATTCCTCAACCCCTTACGCAGCATCTCATTCTTCCTGAGCCACGACACGGACTCGGCGTTGATCCGATACACCTCTGTGCATTTGCACGTTGCGGCGTAGTCGGTGCGCGGGATGGGGCCTTCGACGTCTACAGTGAACGGTAGATTGTCTTTTAGGTTGTGTAAGATGCGCTGGCCGGAGAATGTGTTGCCGGGGTGGCGGCGGTGGAGGGTGAAGGTCATGCGAAGACTATGTCGCACTCTTCGATGTAACACTCGATGAATGCTTGCGCAAGGGGCGCAACGATTCCATCGCCGTAACCCCGCAGTCGTCCCACACGCTGGGGAGTCCCATAAGCCAACGGGAATGAGCAGGATTCAATTGGCCGATACCGTCCTTCTTCGCCTTCTCTTTCGGATCTGCATGGAATCCACACGGCATCTTCCCAGAACCCGTTAACAGGTCCACGTCGATATTCTTCGCCGCTTCCCCCAAACCCTGCAACGTATATCGACGCCGATCCCCGCCGTGATCCGATCCTCGGTTCTTGCTCATATTTGGAGCATCCGGATTTGCGTTCGGCGTTGGCCATGCTGCCAGCCACACTTGCCGACCCAAAAGCGCGTTTACTTCCACTGCTCCCTCGCTGGCTCCGTCTTTGTGATCCCGTTTCGTGGGTGTTGCCCATCCCGTTAGACTCGCTACAGCCGTTAACGTGTCCGCTGTTCCCCTGGATACTATCATCCCGCTCGATTCCGAATCTTCCGCTCTCGGTGTCGGCCAACTGGCAAGAAGTGCCTGACTCTCCAGATCCCCGCCGCCTGATTCCATCCGGCCGAGTTCCTTCTTCCTTGCTCCAGATTCCGCCCCCCCCGTTTGCGTCCGGGGCGTCGCCCACGAAGAAAGTACGGTTTCGGATGTGGGGCGCGCCGACGCCCGGAGCGCATAAATCCGCCGCCCCGATGGTGTACGCCGAGCCTTCCATGTCATCGAAAACAATGTCGAGCCAAGCGAGTGCGTCCGGAGACGAAACCTGTTCGCCAAAGACCACCCCAGGCTTTCGCTCGCGGATGAGTCTAAACCAAGCTGGCCAAAGGTGTCGTCTATCCTCGGTTCCTTCACCCTTTCCAGCAACGCTGAACGGTTGGCACGGGCATGAACCAGTCCAAGCCTGCGCTTCGTCTGGCCATCCGGCGCACCGGAGTGCGTAGCTCCAGATTCCAATGCCGGCGAAGAAGTGGCACTGGTCGAATCCGTCAAGGTCTCCTGGTTGAACATCGGTAATTGATCGCTCATCTACTTCACCTTTTGCTATGGCGTTTACTTTTATCAGTTCGCGTAGCCATGCAGCTTTCTTCCTGTCGAGCTCGTTGTAGTAGACCACTACCCAATCGCCTGCTTCAATTTCTCCAGCGTGGCCGAGATATCGGGTTCTCCCCACTCAACGGGCCGTTCTACTGCAAACGAAAAACTGCGCTGCAAGCGACTTTTTCCCCACGTTTTTGCTTTCCCCAAAAATGAATCCGTTTTTCTGTGGCATGGCTCGCATAACGTCTGGCCATTTGACACTTCGAGCCTAAATTCTGGATCTGCAGAAAACGGTATGAGGTGGTGAGCGTGAAGCGTCCATCCCACTTGACCGCATTTTTGACATGTGTAACTGTCTCTTTCAAAAACGGCTATCCGCCACGCCTTATATTCGGGAGAGGCCCTTAATTTCTTGTTGGCTGGGGTGATTCCGCCTTTCCAGTTCGGGTTAGACGCCCCTAATCTTGAGGATCTGTAGCACCTTGAGCATATTCCAGAAGTACCGTTCCACGAACGAGGCGTATTGCACAGTAAGCAAGGCTTTATCGGCTGCTTTCCCTCCCTTCGGCATATTTGACAGAGCGGATCACAGCCCTTGGTTATTTTTCTTCGCACATTACACTTAGGGCAATTTCCAGTATAAGTTTTTGCGTCTAGATTGCTCGACCGACTTGGTTTCGGTGCCTTATCTGGTTTCGGTCGCGTAACGCGTTTTTTATGGATTGGGTTGGGTCTGCCCTTCATCAATACAGAGCGGTAGGACGACAGGCATGAACGGGAACAGCATTTAGCTCGGGACGCTACGGACCTACGGACCTTATAATCACGTTCACACTGTTGGCATTTAACAACTACATCTCCGCCCCTCCAGTTCGGGTTGGAGTCATTCCGCATTTGATCCCTGTATCCAACAGCCTCGCACGCCTTAGAACAGTATTTAGTGCGCGGCGCGTGAGACTTCTTCACCGACCATTCCTTTGAGCAGACGGGACACGTTAGGTGAACACGGTCCTTTGTGCGAATGCAATCCCGACAGAAAGCAGGTATTCTGTTTCGACGATTTTCGGCAGTTCTGATCGCCCCGCACCGTTGGCATTTAACGTCTACGCAGTATTTCCGAGTAGTTGACGGTCCGATTACGAGAGTTGGCACAACTCCTCCCGCAAATCCGCAATCCCCTGTTCGGGGTCTGACACGATTAAGTAGATTCCGCCCATCGATTTCACTTTTCCGCCAAAGGCTTCTTGCGATAGCCGGATGTGATCATTGTGCGATTTTACTTCTAACTCAACCCGAACGGCAACCTTTTTTCGCGCGCCAGTGGACGTGAACATATCGATCGTAGCCATTCCGCTCAAGTCACCCTGCCCGTTAATGCCAGCCGAAACATGACGCATCTTGCCGTTTCTGCCGACAGCCTTCGCGTCGATACGGTTATTACGCCACACCCACACGTTCGGTATTGCCCGCGGTATCTTCAGCAGGAGCTCGGCCGTAATTTGGTTCGCGGTGGGTGGTTTGTCAGGCATCCTTACCGTCCAGATAATCCTTGATAGCAAACATGATCTGCCGCAAATCGTTATCATAAAGCAGCCCGATAACGGTTACGTGATGCTCTGGATTGGCGGCCGGGAATGTGCGCTGGTCAGCCGATAACCGCATGTGTTCCGGCGTCAGGTTTAATGATTCCAGCGTAAGTGTGCTCAGTTCTGGGGTGTGCGGCGTGAGCCAGGCTTTCTTCAGCACTTCAACCCTTCCTCCGCCAACTTCAGCACAGCGCTATTCCCGAAGTCTTCACCCGACGGGCGCGACTCTGCCTGTATCTTCCGCAACACCAACCGCACCCGAGCCAGTTCCACCTCGAGCGCGTAAGAATACTCATACGGCTGCATGTCGCGGTGGTGGATTGTATTGTAGATGAAGGCCCGCTCCAATACCAGATCGTCGATGGTTCTTGGTTTCGGATGCGCCACCTGTGGGCCATACTCCCCCTCCGGATCAATCCCGTTAAAACGAAAAAACGATTCTTCCAGCCCCATGCCGGCGGCTTGTTCGTGGGCTTCGCGGTTGGTCATATTAAACGCACCTCAGTGTCGGTAACCTCAAGATCCGTTATCTCCTCAGTCTCGAATTCCACCACGTTTCCTTTGCTGTCGTCCTGGAAGTACTTGTACGGATACATGGCTCGTTTGTTCTGATCGGGCAGTGCCTGGAGTTCGGTGATTAGTTCGCGGACGGTCATATCAATGACTCCTGCAAGTATTCTTTCACCACCACCGGGCCGCCGTACAACTTAATCGCCTCTTCCTTCCATTCCTTTTTCGGCCAGCGGTGAAACTCGATTTCAAAGGCCATGCTCGGGTAGTTTTTCGAAAACGGTGAGCCGTCTTTCTTGGTGGATGTCATGGCGGTCTTCACCAATTCCAGATAGCGTCGGCGCATTCGTTCTTCATACGCTACCATCTTCGCGCTTTTTTCTTTGACCTCAGTCTTGGCCTGCTCGCGTAGTGCAGACAGGTCCGTGAGTTGCCCAGCCTCGACTTCGATGTCGCGACCGGGCCCACGTAGCGGGATTCCGCAGTACGGGCAAATCTCTGGACCGGCACGGAATTGATGAAAACCGGGCAACATGAATTTTCCATCCTTCGATATTGGGCCCTTGAAAAAAGAAGGAACTCCAGTTTCAGGTATCGGGACTGGACGCTTACACATCGACACCGGAGCCGCCTTGTTGCCATCCTTAGGTGGCTTTTGTGGCCCATCGAGAGTCCATATCGGCGGCGTTTCGAAAAATCCATACGGCCAGTGGCGAATGCCATTCCCGGCGTGGTCAAGAATGATAAAATTCTTCTTTCCTGTTGGGTGGAATTTGCACTTGCCATGCTGCGCACAGTCCGGGCAAATACGTCCGCCGCGGCCTATCATCTGGCGCCACAGCGTTAACGAGGCGGTTGGCCTAGCGGCGATTACGCAGGATATGACCGGGTGATCGAACCCAACCCCCGCTATCATGCAGTTCGATATCCCGACCAAAGGCCCACGGTCCAGTCGATCGTATATATCCTCGCGCTCGTCGTCCGGCGTGGAAGCGTCGACGTACTCGAACTGGACGCCCGCAGAGACAAACTGCTCCTGAATATGCTTAGCGTGCTTCTGGTCCACACCGAAGGCCAGAGATTTTCGATATTCTCCGTGGCGCAACCAGTTCTCTACGATGTCGCCGACCAACTTTACTTTGTCGCAAACCTCGGCCAGTTTCTTTTGATTGAAGTCGCCACCAGTCTTTTCAATGCCGCTGACGTCGATCGGATCCTGAGTCCCGATAGGGATGGACGGGGATAAGAATTTCATGTCAATCAGGGCCTGCTCAGTGGGCCCAGTCACCATGGATTCAAATATTCCGCCAGTTGAAACACCGAGTCCCTGCCCGTTCAGGAGGGCGGGCGTGGCATCCATACCAACGATCTTGGCGTTAGGATATTCCTGGAGAACCATACGCCCGGTGGCGCTCATGAACGTGCGGGCCTCGTCTATTATCAGCAGGTCACACTGCGGTTTATGCTTTATCCGGTGCAGGGTGTCAATGCTTGCGACCTGTACTGGATACCACCGCTCGCGCTTATGGCCTCCCATAAGAACGCCGTGCTTGATCCCTAGCTTTGTCAGTCGACGGCTCATGTCGTGGCAGAGGGCGAGGCCCCTGACCGCGAAGATTACGAACTTTTTCTTAGCGACCGCATTCGCAACCATCTGCGCGATAACGGTGCCCTTACCTCCGCCGGTGGGAAGGCAATACAGTACCGAGCGAAAGTGCCTCAGTTGCTGCCGAAGTTCGCTGAAGTCATGGTCTTGGTATGGCCGGAGCGTGAAACTCAATCTTCCTCCCTCCAAACATCAAGAGGGCAATGCCGCCCGGTGGCAGTCGGCTCGTTGTCGCGGATTTGCGGGCAAGCCTTCCAGTTGCATTCTCCGTCCCGACCTGCATGGCAGTGGTCCATTCGCTCCGGCAGGGGTTCTGGTTTCTCCGCTTCCCGCTCATCCCGATGCTTGCCCGGCTGATTATAAACACGCCGCGACCAATCATCCAGTTGAATCAACCCGTGCCCCGAGGTAGACACGGAACGCTCACATTCCCGAAAGCACCACCGATTCAGACGATCTTCATCACCAACAGGTTTTCCGTCAGGACCTTCGTAGGTGCCAGGGTCTTCCGGCGCTGGCCCTGTAGAAGCCAGGGCTTCAATGTCAGACAGGAAGGCGTAATCGTCCTCATCGTCAAAACGAACGCGCGGACGATTTTGGATACCCCACGCCAATCCGCACTGAGCATCGCACGCGAGGATGGTTGGTTTTCCGTAAGCAGTTATTAGTTTGGCGATCATGCGGTCACCTTAATCCGCCCCACTACCCACTTCCGCATATAAGCCCACCGTTCTTCAGGAGTTACTTCCCGGCGACCAGAATCCACATAAATCCAGTCATACTCATCGTTCTCGTAAACGATCTCCCGCGCCAACTGCGGCGCGATGTCAAACGCGGCAGCTACGGACTCCGGCTCCTCCGGGTCGAGTTCCTTCATGTCCATGCCGCGCGCTTTACCCAAAGCACCGAGCGCGCACACTTCGCCGTCTACTTCCTCTAACTCATGAGCGATGAGGCGTTTCTCTGGCATGGCATCTAAGGCTGCGAGTAGATCAGTGAGGAGTTTCTGTCCACGCCGGCCTCGAATAGCGCTTGCTACCTGACCACGCCATTTAATCATGGCCCAGTTGTCGATATCGTCGTTGTAGCCGTGCCGGCTCATGCTACTCCTTTCACATCACAACACGTTAATTCACAGTCCGCCGCCGTATCGGCCGAAAAATCCCGCTCCAGCGTCCTGTCGAATTTAGTCTTCAGCGCAAATCTCCCACGCATCGGAATGTACCCCATCTGCACCAGATCGTTGCCAGTGAGGACGGTATAGGGCCTGCCGGTCCATGAGCAAGCCTGAATTGTGAACGTCACTGACGTTCGGATGCCGTAGTATTTAATGAAGGAATGGCTCACCCGGCGGACAATTCGGAGCATGCCGGTTCCGGATCGCAGGACGTCGCCTTTCTTGATCTTGGAGATCCATGCGTGGTTGGGGTTGAGCATTATGGCCACCTCACAGGCTGCACGGAATATCCCAAATATAACGGATGCTGAGGCGAGCCGTCAGCATTCACTTTCAACGCATGGAGCGGTATCCCCTGAAGCAACCGCACAAGTTCATTGTGCCGCGCCTGTGTGCAATTACCGCCCCAGCCACAGATCACCATGCCGCCGGAGTCCACAGCCCGTTTACAGGCTGCAAGGATAGCGGCATCGTTCTCCAGGCTAGACGGCACATCCTGAGCTTTCATGTACTTTGGATCTGTCGATACAAAGTCGTAGGCATTCACGACCAGTAGACCACCGCATCCCATCCGGTGTGCGCGTTCGATCTGGCGGGTCACCGTGCTGTCTGATTCTTCTTCAGCCGCAACGCTCGGGTTCAAAAGCACTACGCACAACAATGGCATAGAATTATCCCAAATCCTCCACAGCAAACTTCGGTATTTCCGGTCCTCGCTGAAGGTGGCGCCGGAGTCGAGGAAGAGGTTGCTCATAAGCGGCGGTACTCCACGCGCCAGACCCAAGGATTTAAATTCCACGATTCGAGGCCGTTAATAACCGACCACGTTCCACGAAACAGAGCAATTGACTGCCGTGGGCCGAAGCCTTCCGCGAGCGCATCCGCCTCCGTGATGTCCTGTAATCGCTCAGGTCGAGCGCTCACCACCTCCAGCGTGTCGCGAGATGCCCAGCGCGGCAGAAATAGCGGAGAAACCCAGTTGAGCGGCTTGAGAGCGGCTTTCGGTAATTGGTAATCGGCGGGAACGTCTGGAATCTCTAGATCGCGTTCTGCGCCATCGGCAGCGTAGACGATGTGCATTGTTTCGTACGCCCACGAGCCAGTCCATGTTTCGCGAACCCACAGCCGGTCACATGGAACACCATAGGGGCATCGAATTTTCAGAGCGTCAGGGTTGTGCCCAATCTGAACAAACGTATGCCACGCATTATCAACGCCACCAGCGTATTCGTATGACCATGAATCCGGCGCTTCGTTGATCTTATCCAGCCCGCGCGTGCGTCTGGTTTGCGTCTTAACTCCGGCCCGATTCGCGCGCACCATTGGGGCTGAGAATAGAATGCCGCGCTCTTTCATCTAATCTTCCTCCATCGGACAGGTAAAGCCTTCCGCCGCCCACAGTTCGCCGATCCACTTCACTTCAGTAATGATGTAGCCTTCCCACCATTCCGGCGAGTGGATATTCTTCTTTGCAAACGCTACGGCCTCAATTTCGGAACGGGATTTTATGGCGATTTCCTTTGCGTGAATGAATCGCCCCGATTCAACATAGGCCAGTTTCCGCATCGTTATGCGCCAGAGTTGCAGCATTATTCCGCCCCATTTCCAGGCAACTGAGCATTAACGCCCACACGCATCTGATTTGTTTTGTAACCGCGCCGGTCCTTTAGAATAGTTCGAAGAATCGGTAGTCCGTTGATAGTCAAGCCCGTCTGCTGCTCGTACTTAACGACAAGTGCAGTTATCTCGGCCGACAGATTGTCGCGCATTTTGGCGGCAGCGGAAATGCTTTGGATAGGAGGATTTTCCATCAATCCCCGTCCCCATACATATCGGCCACCATGGCCGCAGCCGCCTCTTTAACGAGTTTCTGATGCCGCGGATCCCGGTCCAGCATCAACCGGTCAATAAAATCCCGCACTTCCAGCAGGCACGAGGAATCCCACACCGTAGCGCTCGCCGGCTGAAGCGTGTACCGCCGCCATTGGGAGTACCAGAGGATGCGACCGATAGCGCCGCCACCAGCCGCCGGATGGACCGTGAAGACTTTCGTCTTTCCTGTGTCGTGGGTTTCGATGATTTTGAGGTGGCTAGCCATGAGTCGATCCGCCCTTCCGGAGAGGCGCAGACATAGCCCGAGCTAGCATTTCCTGCCGTTCAGTCTGAACGATGCCCAAGGTGTGCGCCAGCATTATTTCGTAATTCATGGAATTCCCGTATCCAAACCACGAGCCGCCGTCAATCTCTTCGATGCCGTCGCTGGCCAAGTAGGAGGTGTTTACGATAGCGACGATATCGCGCAATTTGTGTTTCTTGCGCAGTTCGCCAAGATCATCGAAAAACGCCTGGAGGGAAGCGTTAACTTCGGCAGCAGTCGCGTGCGGCTCGGACATCTCTCGGTATAGTTTTGGATTATTCATTTGCTTTCATACCTTTCAACCATCAACGGACTCGGTATCTCCAACTGCTTGTCGCGCAGGATGTCGCCGATGCGAACCAGGTCTTGGTGGATCTCGTGAAGGGCGGCGCAGATCCAGAATGCGGATCCCGCTGCCAGCGTACACCAAAAAAATTCAATCATCCTCATCCTCCGGCTCTCCGCTCTTCTCCGCCTTCAACATCTCAATAGCCCGAGACTTCTGGGCCACCGTCAACTCATCCGGAAAGTTCACCTGAAACCGGAGTTGCAGCCAACCTTTGCGCTGGGCGGCGGTGTCATAATTTAAGTCCGCAAAGAGGATTGCGATAAATTCCTCCTGAGTCATTTTGCTCATTCGTACCCCCACGATCGGGCGATGTCGCAGAACTTTTTATAGCCGGGATGCCCCGGCTGGCCTGAGAGTTCGGATATCGGAGTTCCGATTGGCCTTGGCGGTCCACCTCCGCAGCCCTCGCACGTAATCCGATGGGTCATGAATAACTCGCTGTCCCAGACGTACAGATCGCCTTCCGGCAACGGCCATGCGATGCCGCACTCAAACTTGGCGTCTTTGTTCAGTTCGTTGTCGTCGATGCGGCGGTGGATCATTCTACCGCCTCCCACTCACAACCATCTTCCCCAACGACCAGCTTCTTGCGACACAGAACCGCATTCAGGAAACAGGACTCATCACCAATTCTGGTCCGGTCCGAACCGTGCCGACCGCATGCGCCACAGACCCATTCAGTTCCTTCAGGTGCAATATAGTTATCCACGCCCCCACCCCCTCCCGATCCACCGATACCCCAACCGATTCAAAATCCGCCCCACGTGATCCTTGTCGTACTCCACCCCGAAACGCATGCTGAGTTCCGCAACCATCGACTCCGTCGTCTGGCCTTCCATATCTAAGCTTTCGATAAACTCCCGGATAGCCTCAATCCCCACAAATCTCGGCCGCCCGGTAGCTTTGCGCTGCTCGAGTGCCTTCGCGCCGCCACGCTTCCAGGCCCGGTGCCACTTCATAGCCGTCGTTCGGCTTACGTTATACAGCCGCGTTATATCAGCCTGCGTGCTGCCCACCGCAAAGCACCGAGCCGCCTGCATACGGATGTGTTCCATTTTGGTGCGTTCGATACGGTTGTGGATTTTAGGCATGATGAAGGCTCGCAATCCCCAGCAGGACCGCCATAACCCAGCCACCAAACGCAGCCAACTTCCACGTTCGCAGACGACTCTCTCGGCTCAAGGCAACCTGAATCAGGAACCAGCAGACCTGTTCCCTATGGGTGGTCTCGTCCTTCTGGCGTTCGATGTCGATGTGCAGGAGTTCGCACATTTCGCAGTCCTGTTTGATGCCTACGGATTGCGTAAATTCGCGGTCTGAGGTGCGGGTGGATTTCACAGATAATCCCCCAGCACGCCACCAGCCTCAGGCCGCACATACTTCTTTAGATAATCCCCAAACTTCCAATCCGGGAAGCAATCCGAAACCTTCAGCCAGTGCCGATATCGTTTCTGTCCCCGGGTCAGTACGGGCGGCGCCGGACTCTCCCGGAGCATGGCCGCTTTGCCTTCCTCGGTGACCCGGCAGTTGAAGTCCTGAAACACCGCAGTCGTTGCGACTTGGCGCATGTAGCCGAGAGCGATCAGTTCCTGGCAAATGGGTATGTCTTCCCCGCCAGCCGCGAAGTGGTCCCGGTATTGTTGGCCCCGGCCATATTCGTCTACACCCAGCGCGTGCTGGAGGATTTCTAACTGCTGATGGGTCACGCCTTCGCCTCATTCACCGCCGCAACCTCGCCATCCTCCATGTAGATGCCGACCTTACCGGTCGAATCCACGGCTTCGAGCCACACCTGATAGTCTTTCTCTGCGGCCATGTCGCTGATGATCTTCAGGCCGTCCTCGTCCAGCAACGATCCATCCTGAATCCGGATCACCCGCAACTTCGGATTCCCAGCCATAGCGATAGCGGCGGATACCCTCAACTTCTCAGCCGAGCTCGCCTGATCGAACGGGATCCCGTTATACGTGACGTGATCGCTTCCGAATCCAAGTCCAGACACCGGCATAGTGGCCGCCTTGATAGCGTCCTCTTTTTGCTTGTCGCGCACCTCCATGGCGTCGGTGAGGGACTTCGCCACGGCTTCGGACTGTTGGGCCTGCTCGAGCAGGGCTTCCCGGCGTTTGCGTTCAGCCACGGCAACGTTGCGGATCTTCGCAGCGTCGAGTTTGGTTCGGAGGTCGGAGATGGATACCGGTTCGGGCAGTAGCGGGGCAGATAATAGCTTAGCTTCCAGAGCATTCGCAGCCGATTCGCTGGCCGCCGCCGATTCATCAGCAGCCTTAGCGTCTCGCTGGAGACGTGCCTTGATATCCTCGATTTGTTTTTGCAGATCAGTAATGCGCTCGCCCGCTTCACTGGTCGCGTTTAAGAATGCATCCCGGACGGCAACCGCCCTGGCTCGTAAATCTGCAACGTCCTTAACCGCCTTTTCCCGGTTCGCCTGCCGCCGCTGAATATCTGCATTGACAGTTCCGGCGCGCTCAATTCCATCCAAAAAGGCGGACTCGTCTTCTGGTTCCACCGGAGTGCTATCCGGCACCCTTATGGCTTCTGCCTGCGTTCGAAATTGCTTCGTCTGCCGGTTGATCTCCGTGCGGTATTCGTAGTCGTTCTGGTTCGCTGCGTTCAGCGCGTCGATGTCGATCGGCAGATTTACCAGTTTGCGGAGCGTATCAAACTGATCCCGAGGCTTCTGACGTGAGAATGCGAGAGGATCGAACGTCAGCGCCCCGAGGAGATCGTCCAGCATCTTCTGTGGAGACTTGTAGGTGGCACCGTCTGCGCTCGTGACGCTGATGGTCGTTCCGGACGGTGTGAACCGGCGCTCGACTACCACGGTGCCGAGGTTCAGTTTGATCTTGGCCTTATCGCAGCCTTCGCGGACTGGCTTACCGGGGATTGACTTCTCGCCGCCAAGGGCGTACATAATTGAATCAAGGACTGAACTCTTGCCGCTCGCGTTCCTGCCCGTGATCTGAACCACGTCACCTTTCGGGGTGATCTCTACCACCTTCAGGCGTTTGATGTTTTCGGCCGATAATGAAACTATGCGCATGGCGATTCCGGTTCCTTCCAGTGCTTGCAGATGCCAGTGACTTCGATGGTGATAAGCCCCAACTGCTTCTCGAACAAAGCGCACACCTGCATCCAACTACGGTCTAAGTGTGGATCGTCGATTTCCTTGTGGTTGGCACAAGTCTTGCAACTCTCGCTCTTGTTCCGGTAGTTCATCTCTTCACGGAGAACGCGGGCGGTCTCGGGTTTTACGAGCTTATCCGGAACACTGGCGGAGACGTTATTAAGCGGACTCATATTTACACTCCTCATACCACTCACTCAAATCCGCATACGGCTCATCCGGCTCCGGCAGCACCGAATACTTAATGCTCCAGTTGCTCAGTATCTTCTCCAGCCTGGACAATTGCCCGGCGGAGACATAGACTCCGAGCTCGACTACTTTCTTGGGTTCGATGATTACGCGGGTGCGGGGTTTGGTTTTTTGGGACATGGTTATTTTTTCACCGGCAGGCCAAGTCGACCCAACTCTGCGTTAATTTCATCCATTGATTTTTTGCCGAAGTTTTTCATTTGAAATAAAGTGGCGCATGGAGCCGCAAGTAGCTCCTGAATAGTGTCAATGCCAGCGTTCTTCAGACAGTTGTATGCCCGTACACCTAATTCCAACTCCTCCACCATTACAGGCATTGCCCTCTCGCCCTCAATCTGGCGTTGCTCTTTCCCAGGGCCAAGAACGCCGGAATGCTTACTTTCCATATGGCGTGCGAGATCTTCAAAGGTACGGTTACAGCACAAGCAAACACCAGCCGCGGCACGCGCTTCCATGCGCTTCTTCTCGGCGGCGATTTGATTGCGCTCTTTTTCAGCTACCAACTTCGCGTGATTGGCCTCATTAAGTTTGGCCTGAAGAGCCTGCTGTGCTGCAGTAGTTGACTCCCGTAAGCGATCCAGTTCGGTCTTTCCGGTATAGGACATAGTATGTCCCTCTGGGCAGTGAAACGACCCATGGTCCACTTGCTTGCGGCGCTGAAAGTCCTTGCTCACGGCGAACATCATATGGCAAGCACAGCACTCTTCAATCACAAACTCGACGGTAAACGACAACGCTGGCATAATCTCCTCAAATTTACCCACCTCTTCCCGGCGCACGGAGGTGGAACGTGGGAGGAGGATCTTGCGCTTCAGATACGCAATCCCTGCCGTACCTCTTTCGAGGGTCTTGCTCTGGCGGCTTGTTTCATGAGGCGCACATCATACCTCCAACGATTACCTTTTCATCGGGGAGCCGTCAGTCATCCCGATCACCGCCAGAATTCTCCCCCAGCCGGTAAGCCGGGGCCACTCACGAGCGCAGGCTAAGTGAGTGGAAACATTTAAACGTTCTCGCAGAACGATGCCTCGCTCAGGATCTTAACGGCTATGGCATTGTACTCGCTGGACACCTGAAGGGCGATCTTAGCCAATGAATCCATCTTGGCTTCCGTCCCGCTGGTATACTGCTTTTCTGCCGCCTGAGCGCAGGCAGCCGCCATCAACCGAGCTTCCTTGGCGCTGCATTTAACGACTACCGAATCTTTGTCTTTTGTGACTTTCATTTCATCCCCTAAAAATTTAATCTGGCGGTCCCGAATCTAACGGGCTATCGATTTGTGGCCTTGTAACGTCTCCCCGCATTTCTGCGTTTCGTGGGGCATCTCATCCCCTGCGTCACCACCGATGGAATGGGCCACCATTCCCGCGTGTCTCCCCGCTCATTGTAAGAGCGGATTACTCCGTTTGAGCATCCACGCCGCCGCCAGAACTGGAGCACCCGGGAACCACCACCCCATCGTGAGACAGAGCCACCCCTTGCGGGATGCCGGGTGCATAAAACCTAAACCTTCCCCACAATCTCCTTCTCGCCAGAGTTCCAGCCCTCTTCCCAGTCAATCTCGACCTTGGGTGATGGCACCTGAACCGCGAACTCCTTCACGTCATCCCAGTTCATGTTGTTCCCGGCCCAGTCGAAGATCTCGACATCAGAGAGTCCACCTTCGTGTATAAATCCTATGGTGTCTTCTTTATCGCTAGCGTAGTGCTCATCCCGGCTGTCAACAATCGCCTGCACCGGAACGTCCCAGAGCGACTTGTCTTCCATTTCCACGCGGAACAATGCCGTAGTTGGCGTTCTGGGATAGCCGAGGTCTTTTTGTGTGTAAATTTGTGGCATAAATTCGAGCCCCTTTGGTCGTCTCCCCCGAGATTCTCCGCCGGGGCTTCCCTTTACCCTTTCAGGCTTACAACATCGCCGGATTTCTGTATATGACCTGCGCGTCGAGGGGAAGCGCAATTATCAGCCGGCGAAACTAAAATACATCCTCGGAAGTAACCGCCATCGGCGCCGCAGCCATCTCCTCAAACATCGCAACGGCCTTCGGATCATCAAACTTCAGTCCACCCATCAGAACGTCATGCTTCTGTCGGATTGCCTCGAATGCTGGTTCCCCGATCCGCGCCTTCTGTTTGTTGAAGTCGGCGTTCATTGCCTGGCGGTCGGGCCATTTACCGGCGGCGGGTGCGGGAGTGGCCTGCTGAACCTCGTTCTGCGCCGCACCCGGGTCTTTCGCGGCTTCCGCTGGTTTATCTGCTTTCTTCGCGTTCTTCAGCTTGTCGCTCAGCGCTTCCGTTTTTGCGGCTGTGGCTGTGGCGGCGGGGGAGGCTGGCTCCTGCTCGGGCTGGTCATCATCCGCCTCAGGATAGAACTCAGACGCCATCGCGGAAGCGCTCATTGGCGTCTCTTCTTCCGTCGGCGCTGCCTCGATCATGCGCGCGGGAGCAGGTAGAATAATTCCGGTTGCCTGCCGGAACTTCCAGGCCTGCTCAATCAGGTTCTTGCGCAGGTCATCAATATCGCTCGCGCGGAACTCGATGGCAACGTTCTGCTGAATAGCGGCTTGGCCGTTATGGTTGGTCTTGTGCGACCGGACCATCATCTTGAGAGGAATGCCAGCGATCCGCCCGCCGGTCAATTCCTTAATGCGTTCGATTGAACTGAAAATCTGAGAGATGCTGCGGAAGCTGGACGTGTGGAAGAACGCCGTGCCGCCCACGCGCATTAGCATACTCCCCATCAACTGGAACTTGATGTCGGCGCCTGGTTTGCAAGGTGCTGGCTGCGGGCCACGCGGACCGGCTGTTTCTTTCGCGTACGGGCAGTTGCAGGTCCAGCAGCCGCCAACAACTGGGAAATGCTTCTTGCCGGTTTTGGCGGCCTCCTCGGCCAATGCTTTCTCTTCCGGGGTGGAAGCCATTGACAGAACCCGCAATGCGTTCTCGCCGTCGCCGGAGCACTTCAGTTCGGATGCACTCCACATTTGGTAGCCACCAGTGAAGGGCTCATCATCGAGAAAGATGATGTCAATCTCGGTCGGAGGGCCAGAGCGGTCCTTCCTGAACGAGTACGCCTCGATAGCATCGAAGTCAGGAACGTAGATCTCGGCCCCGTCTTCGCCCATGATCGGTTTTGTGAATTGAAAGAAGGCCACCTTGCGCGGATACGTGCAAACGTCGGAATCCTTCCATGCCTGGCGGAAGGCTTTCTCGGCCTTGGCCCGGGACTCGCCGGGTAGTGTATCTTTCGTGGGGAACTTCGCCACCGTCTCCCATTTCATTTTCTTGTCGGAGCCGTACTTGCCGACTCGGATATTCCACGCGCCGTCAGTGTCCACGAACACATCGGCAGCTTTCCCGCGGGGATAGCCGATGCCTACCTTGAGGGCTTTGGACTCGCGGATCACCTTACGCCCGTCGGACGTGTGGGTGATTCCGATCATTGTGTTGGGGCGTGGGGTTGTGCCTAATAGTGGTTGGGTGCTCATTTATTTAACTTCCTTTTCAATCTTTTCCATAACCTGCGTGAGCCACGAGAATCCAACCGGCGAACCGAGCCACTGGATTACGGTAGCGGCAATCTTGATCTCTTCGCCAGAACACGGATTCCCATCAACGCGGCTTCCGTTCGAATGGAGCAACCACTGGAGAGTTCCTGGCTGATTGTTCGGAGGATTATTCTGGCGATCCCACTCTTCTGCAAATATTCGCTCGCGGGGATTGTCAGCCTTGCGGTACGGGGCGATTCCTTCGTGCTTGGTCACTTCAGCCCCGCAATCCGTCGAGCCATGTCCACCGGAACCCCACGCTTACCGTTTACGAGCTCCGACAACCGAGCCTTAACGATCCCGCAATTACTGCACAGCCGGGTAGCAGCACCCGTACCGTTCAGTTTCAGGTACACGTGCAGATTAGACAGCATCGCCGCTTCGTCTTCTTCACATTTCAGTCGGGAAGCGACCAGACGCTTGGCGCTCTTGCGGAGTTGCTATTCGGAGAGCGAGGAGGCTTTTAGTAAATCTGCCATGAAAGGATAGTGTAGCCCGAGAGTGTTCTGGTTGCAAGGATTATTTTACAGATCCTCGTAACTTTCCTCATCCGTCTCCGGCACCTCGCCGGGTTTTTTCTCTTTTTTCGGCAATACCGATGAAAGTAATAAAGGTCTCGACGGCATCCCAACATTAATGAACTGCCCAGACGGCGGCACGAGCTCAGCACCAGCCACTCCAGCCTCAATAGCAGCCCTGCGCAACGCATCGTACTGCGCAGCCATCCGCTTACCATCAACGCGCTCAGCACCCTTGCGGATGCGGTAAATGATGTTCTTCCACTTGCCTTCGATGTTGACCTTGACGGCGGTCGTCTTGTCGAGCGCGTTTTTGAACTTTCGCTGCGTCTCGTTAACGAGGTCGGTGGCCTCTTCCAGCAATGCCGATCGATCCCGGTATTCCTGAATCAGCAGATCAAGGTCGCGGCGTTCAGGGACTCCGTGCTCTGTCTGGATGCCTTCCATTACGGCGGCACCCTGGCATTGCTTGGCATACGGACATCGTTGGCACTTGGGAGATTCCGGTTCTTCCCGCGGCGGGATCTTTGATTCGTCTTTCAGTGTGCCCCAGAACTTCGGGGCGTAAGATTCAATCGCATTGCAGATCGCGTCGTCCCGCTCCACTTCGAACGTGACAATCTTCGGTTGCCGCGGGAGCGTTGGTATTGGTTCGCCGGCGATGATTGCGGCCATTTCGATGACCACCAACGGCATAAGGTCTTCGCGCATGCCGACCGCGAAGGCCGCCCAATCTAATTTGAACGCTGCCATCCCCGACTGTGCCTGCAGAATGTAGTCCGGGATAATTCCGAACTCATGAACCTTCGCCATCATCTCGCGCCCGATGCCTTTGCATTCCAAGACGCCGTTGGTTTTGCGCGGATGGTCGGCGTGAGGAAATATCTCGCCGTCGTCGTGGTACTGCAGGCAGTCGACGGTCGGGTGTTTCTTGAGTCCGAACTGTTTTACTGTGTTGCCGGTGCGGTCCTGATAGGCACGGACTATGTACTTTTCCAATATTTGGCCTAAAATCATCGGCTCTGTGGAATGGTCCGGGCCGTCGGTGGGATAGCCAGAAAGGCGAAGCCAGAGCCTGCGCTCACAGCCGTACTCAACCGGAATCTGGTTTGACAAAAGGGATCCGATGTCGCTGCCGCCGATCCCGTGCTGGCGACTGGCCATGAAGTCTGATTGCTCTTGGGGGTTTCTCATGCAACCACCAACGGAGCGCAGACGCCCAAAATCTGTCCAACGCAATCCAGATCCATCCTGTCCTTTTCGTCGCGTACTCGCCCCTCCATGTCAATCCAGAACTGCGTGGAGCACTTTTCGGATAGATCCCGGACCACCGTGGCCACATTATCAAGGCCGATTCCTCCCGCGAACCCACAATAGAAGTCCGGAACTGGCAGGGGCCATGACTCCCGTCGTTTACCTTCTCCGCCCGATTCATCAAATAGCGGGACTATGTTGACTCCCTGTATGCGGGCGGCTTCCAGAAAATCCTGAGATCGCGGATACTGAATGATGAACTGGGTATTCGGAAATTGGTCAATCGACCTCGTTGTAAACCCTTCGGTCGCAGTCGTTCCGTTGATCTGCATCCGGGCTGGATACAAAGTAGGAAATTTCCGAAAGTCCGCAGTCCCCGCGAATATCTCACGCGCCCATAAACCGCAGACATGGACCGAGATCCGCGTTCGGCCGTCAATCTTGTCATTGAGACGCCGACACCAGTCACGTGAAGGATATCGTGGTGAGCCTTCCCTTGAACTCGATACCAGGATACCGAACTCCACGAACGGGAATTCAAGGCTCAGGCTGAACAGTTCTTCAATCGACGTATTGTCGTCTGCGCCAGTTATTGTTACTCTGTCAAGACTCATAAGTTAAACCTCCCCAACTCTGCCCGAACGGCGTCCAAAGTATTTCTCATCTAAAATCGTCCTCACACATTCCAACGTCAGCGAGAGTCTGCGGCCCTCGATCTAAACTGCAGCCCTGTTCCGGGTCGCAGTCGCCACACGCATCACAACGGGGAGCGCATCCCGATTCGATCCAGATCTTGCGACCGCAACACTCGCATGCTCCGTTATTTCCGTTTTCTTCGGCCCATCTACTCAACACCACGGCCCTCCATTCCATCCCAAAGCCTGAAGCGATTTCCGAATTTTGTCCTGACAGAGAGAAACAATCTCCGGCGTCAAATCATGATGGCCGCGCGCGCTATTGCACCAGCAATGAGCCCACCGAATATTTCCGAGAATAAATCTACCTCCCTTGACTTGCGGAATTACGTGATCGCGTGACTTTCGAAGATGCTGCGGACCTTTCTTGCGGCCCAATGGAAGAGTGCAGATCCAGCAGACTTTTTCAGCGGAACCTTCTGTCTTCTTCGCGTGCTCCTGGCTAAACGGGGATTCGTTCAAGGGGCGGATGACTAGATTGGAGATGTAGACTTCCATTTTAACGAGGCTCCCTCCAAAACATCTCCTCCAGAATAAACTTCGTAGCCGCCCATCCGATCCGCTGACCGTTATAACGAGAGTTCCGGCGGGTGAACCCACGGAAGGCGTTCTCCTGCGCTTCATGGAACGATATGGCGCTGTTGAACAGAAAGCGTTTGGAGCAGGTTGGGTATTTTTCTTGGGGGAGGGTCATTTGGATTCCGCCACCATCCGATGCATCCCATCCAAGACGGCAAGAAACGATTTTATTGACTCAGTAATTTCAGCCGATTTGGCTGGTTCCATTTCCGCCGAATGTTTCTTGATCATGGCGTTTACCCTATCCAACTTGGACTTAGCTTTCGTTATCAACCTGTCCATTCGAATTCGGCGGTCTTTCAGTTGCTCGAATTTACTGAGCATCAAGCGCACCGGCTTTCCGCTGCAATGCCTGCAACTTCGATTTTACGGTGCGCACCGGAACGGTGTTCGAGCGGTCTAAGGTTCCGCTTCACAAATGGGTCTACGCCATGTATCTTGTTGTCACGGCACGCAAGGGTATCAGTTCGATGCAACTGGCGAAGGAGATCGGAGTCACGCAGAAAACTGCATGGTTCATTCTGGGCCGGTTGCGTGAGGCGTGCTCCAGCCCTGACAACATCGACAAACTTCGCGGCATCATCGAAATTGATGAGACGTTTGTAGGCGGCAAGGAAAAGAACAAGCACGAATCGAAGAAACTGAAGGCCGGACGCGGCGCGGTCGGCAAGGTCGCCGTGCTCGGAATGCGGGAGCGTGGCGGTCGAACGCGGGCGCAAGTCGTGGAGCAACGGTCGCTGGACTTTATCCACGGCGAGATTCACGCCAACGTGGAAGTGGGTAGCCAGCTTTACACCGATGACCACATGGTGTTTAACGATCTGGACGGCCTTTTCTATTCGCACGAGAGCGTCAACCACAGCGCCGGGGAGTATGCGCGGGGTCTGGCTAACACCAACTCGATTGAATCGGTCTGGGCGGTTCTGAAGCGTGGCATTCATGGCGTTTACCATCAGGTGTCTCCGAAGCATCTGCACCGATACGTTGACGAATTCACGTTCCGGCTGAACGAGGGCGATGTGAAGCGCCACACCATGAGGCGGCTGGAGTCGTTCATCGACGCCATTGTCGGGAAGCGCCTCACATATGAGCAGTTGATTGCGAAGGTGATCGCGTGAAGCCGTATTACCAGCATGGCGATATCACGATCTACCACGGAGACTGTCGTGAGGTTCTCCCAACACTGCCGCCGGCGGATTTGATATTCACGTCGCCGCCGTACAATCTTGGAGTCACCACGGGCGGTGGGTTTGCCTCTAAATTCGTTCGCAATCACGGTCATTACTCCGATGACGCGAGGATGGGGAAGGCGCGCGGCGGGTGCGGTAAATGGTCTGGTGGGGCACTCGCGGACGGTTACGGCGTCTGCACCGACGCTATGCCATGGCCGGAGTATGAAGCGTGGCAACGCGACATACTTACGCTCTGCTACTCGCAATTGACAGAGGAAGGCGCGATTTACTATAACCACAAACCACGCGCGCAGAGTTGCGAAGTGTGGCTCCCTACGTCCTTGAATCCAGGGTTGCCACTTAGGCAGATTGTCATCTGGCAACGGGCCGGTGGAATAAACTTCGCGCCCACGCACTACGTTCCCACCCACGAGTGGATTATGATTCTGGCAAAACCTGCCTTCAGGCTCCGCGATAAGGGCGCAAGCGGAGTCGGGGATGTTTGGTACGTACCGCAAGAATCCGGCACAGAGCACCCGGCTCCGTTTCCAATCGGACTGCCGCTGCGTGCCATGGAAACGACAAAGCCAGGTCTGGTAGTAGATCCGTTTTCTGGCAGTGGTACAACTCTCCGAGCGGCCAAGGAAACAGGGCGTCCCGCCATTGGAATCGAAATCGAGGAACGCTACTGTGAGATTGCAGCAAAGAGACTTTCTCAAGAGGTTTTGAGTTTTATATGACAACCACCCCAAAAGAGTTAGACCTGATCTCCGATGTAGTCCTGAACTACAAGCCGAAGGACAAACAGAAGGCATCGAAGCGCCGCGAAAAAAAGAGGGCCAAACGTGCTGCAAAGAAAGGCTAACTGTACTCATGTATATAATTCCCATTGTTAGGTAATCCGGCATACTGCCGGGAGAGGACGAACTTGAAAAGCGAACGTGATTTACAGATGGAAGCGGTTCAGACGAAAGTGCTAGCCATTCTGCCTGGGCTGAATATTCTCGACACGATTACGGTCCTGATGTCGCTGGCGTCGAACACGAGTGCCAACATACTGAAGATGTCGCGCGAAGACTTTCTGGAGATGTGCGCGGAGTTTTATGACAAGCGGCACATGGAGATTTCGGAACTCAGGCGGTCGATTCAGTGACCCGCTCCGCACACGCAGCCTTATGGGGAGGAAAGAGATGAGTAAATTATTCACAGAGTTTCTAACACGACACGAGTGGCTTGTGGGGCCGATGCTGGCCGGATTATTTCTGTTCCTGTTCGGTCTTCTAGCTATGCTGACGATTGATGTTTATGCAAAACTGTTGACCGCCCGACGCGAGTGGGTTGACTGGAAAGAAGCCCGCAAAAGGATCGCCAATGCCCAGTGAACCCATCAGCGACGCGCGGCTGGAGGAGTTGATAGCCAACAAGCGGGAGTACGTTAGGAAGTATTGCGCAGTCGCGGCGGCTCGTGTTGCAGGCGAAGACAATCTGAACGCGCTCTTGGAGCTTCAGGCCATACGTAAGCAGAAAGCGGAACTGCTGGCGGCGCTGAAAGATGAGATTTCGGATTTTGCGCGTCTTGCTGGAACCTGCCAAAAAACTGTGTGTTTCGGAACCTGCATCTGCTTTACGTGCCGCCGAGCGAGATCCATAGAAGCCATCCGCCGCGCCGAGGGCAAGGAGAAAACAAGTGAGTGAAAATACTGACGTGGAAATAATGGATGGGCTGGCCCGAGAGAATGCCGCCCTCCGCGCTGCGCTGCAAGCAGCACAGGGAAAGGTGGCAACCGTCACGAAGTGGGCGAACTGCGGCGGAAATCCGTTTGTACTCGACGGGGCGCATCAAATCTGCCAGTCGGACCCGATGGACCCACATCGAATCTATGGTTGCGCCCACGGAGACCGGGAAAACGGATTCGCCTGCGAGTTGCACTCGTTCAGGGAAATGATCGATAAAGCACAGGCCGAGCTAGCCGCCGAACGCGAGCGACTGGAAGTTGCGGAGCGGGAAAGAGACGAAGCTCGGAATCAGGCACAAGCGGAAGCATGGCGTGCAGATGCGGCAGAGTCCAAAGCAGCGGAATCGGATCGGCGCAAACCCTACATTTCCGTTATTGAGGCCAAGTTGATTGCCGCATACCTCCTTATTTCCAAGTTATGGGAGAACATGGATGCTCTGGTTAAGTTGACGATGTTCAACGATGACGACATGGCAATCATCGACGGTGTCGCCATGAAGCAGGCCCCTCCAGTTGAGCGGCAAACGGAGTGGGAGTGGAGCGTATTTGAAGGCGGATTTGCGGTTCTCGTCACAAGTCGCGAGTCGGATTGCGATTCATATATCAAGAATCTCCCTATGCGGGAATTATCAAAGCGATGGCGCATCCCAGCGGGACAGTGGACAGACTCCCCAGTAGACAAGGAGACGAAGTGAGCGAAGAATTTAAGCCGTGCCCGAACGTGCGCATCTACAAGCCCAATCAAACGAACATAGCCAGACTTGCCACGCCGCCACCTGATCCGCCTAAATTAGCCAAAACAGGTTGGGTTTCGCAGATGCGCCGGCGAGTGCGGAAAGATCGACCAGTCAAGAAGGATCGTTAACTGCGGGGGGATTCGGTTGCCCCGCGTAGTCCCGAATTCCCTTAGCGATGGATTCGAGATCATCCGCCCGCTTAAGAAGTTCCGATTTCGTCGAATGGTCCAGCGACTTTTCCACGTCCAGATTGGAGATCGAGCGCAAGAGCGTTTCGATTGGGGAGATTGCGCCGGTCATGACGCGAATGCTCGTTTATGGTAATCGTCATCGAACGGAACATTGGCCCCACGATCAGCCAGACAAACGTGCCCGGTAACGTGAAGTCCTTCGCCCGGTCTGGTGAATTCTTCGAGTGGGATCAGGAGCCAGCAAAAACCGCAAAAATTTGGAATTTTCATTCTGTCACTACCTTTGGATCAGCCAGTTCAAAAAGCGCATCGCCCAACAGCCCGAAATGCTCGTGCCCGTCTTTATTCACAGACATTCCCCAGCGCGGGATCATTGAATAGGCAGCATCCAACGAGTAACGGAATCCCTTATCAGTCAGCTCCGTGACGTTGGCGAATTCATCGGGCGCGCCATGATACGAAACCGTTGAACGCAACCGCATTCCCGGTTTGACTTCGGACATTTTCACTCTGCCACCTTGGGATCAGCCGAAACCTTCACCTCGGTTGGAACCGGCGGAATACCTGGAGCCTCTTGCGCGACCTGGCCGCTGGCGTAACTCACAACTCCCGGCTGAGATCCAACGTTGACGAACTGCTGGAGTTTCGCGCCATTCGGTGTAATAAACAGGTTATAGTGGCCCTTGATCCACATCGCAGCCATAGCTCCGACCGTAACGTAATGCTTCCACGGTGCGGGGAGCACGTCAAGCGCGGCGGGTGGCATCTCTGCCCATACAGCGCACAAGACGCACACCAGGCTGTAGAGATTGTTCAGGATCTGCGTTGTGGTTTTCATTCTTCATCCTTCGATTTCGGCTTGCTGAATGCCCACGATGCAAACTGAGTCGCCAGATTCGAGACTCCCATCAACAGGGGCATCAGGCCGTAGCTGGTGCGCTCCTCAACGTGTCCGAGAGCGATGGCAATCGCCAGGCCTACCAGAATTGTCAGCAGGAGAAAGCCGAAGCACATGCGGGTGGCGTCTTGGCTGAGAGACTTCATAATGTGATTATTCTACCGTAAAAGCACGAAAGCCGGAAACCCCGTTAAGGATTCCCGGCTCAAGTGAATCAGAAAAGCCGAATCGGTGGCATCAGATGCAGACCCCAGAGAAATTCCGCTTGCGAATCGCTAAATCCAGACTCTTTCGCATGGTCAATAAATCTCGCGTGCGGAGTGATATTAGATTCTTTGCCGAAGTCGCGAACCTGGGCCATTAACTCCTTCAGACGTTCCGGTGTGAATGGATCTCCGTGAATTACCGGGCTATCCATTGGGCACCGAAGTGTCAATCACTTCCGTGAAGTCAACGTAGTAACTCTTGCCGAGTTCCAATTGCTTCCATGCTTCAGGGTTCAGCACACCGATACTGATGGTGCCGTTTGGGGTCCAGCGGAAGAACTTCTTGTTTTCTTCGCTGCCATCAGAAACCGCAACCAGTTTCAGTGTTCGGAGTTCTTCGGATTCAGGGTCGCGGGTATTGCTTTTGCGGGTTTCGTAACTTTCAACTACAAACTTCGCTCGTACCATTTTCACTACCTCAAGGTTCGGTCATCGGATCACTTCATCCCGAAGCCGCCTGAATCCCATCATAACGTAAAAACGGGCCTACGGTTTCCCGCAGACCCGATATTAAATGGGGTGACTGCCACTCTAACCACGTTGACTCGCCTATTTCCCGGCGCACCCTGTCACAGATTGCCTTCGCCCCGCGTCGTGTGCGGCTATATCGCCGCCAAACTTGTTCAGGATGCCGCTACATGATGTGATCGCGATAGCCTGGATGTGGATAGTGCGCTGTCGGAGATGGGGCCAACGGTGACAGTCGGTCTACCAGTGGCTTACAGTCCACATTGCATGAGTTGCATTCCCATCCCGTATCAAGGTTTCCGGTTTCACAAACTGGGCACCGATCCGCGTAGAGAATGTCACGTACCTGAAAATCTGCTAGGCCGCGTGGATTATCCATTACAGCTTTCCTCCCCAATGAAACGCCAGTCCAGCCGGGTACGAGACACCCGCCGATCCGCCGCCATTCGCCAGCGCAGAATACGACACCCCACCGAACACATCCAGATACCAGCCTTTGCCCAGAGGACGCGCACAGAATGGCGTGCCGCTTGCGGAGGCCCCAACACTGCCGCCGACCAAAGCAGCGCCACCAGTGACCGCGGTGAAGCAATCCCACGTACCCAGGGACGGCCCGAGGTTGAACGAATTGATGTAGATCGCCACCCCCGTTTCCGCCTGCTTTTGGACTCCGATCGCGTGCGTCTTCTTGTCGAAGGTCACCGCCGTGATTCGCAGGAGGTTGTAGTTGTAGATGCCGTGCGTCTTATCGGCGAGCTTGGCAACGAACGCCAGCCCCTGAGATTGCGGTTGCGACTGCTGCGAGTATTGAAGTCCACCGCCGATAGCCAGATCAGGGAATGCGGGCTGTGCGGCCAGTGGCAGGGCGAGAAATGCGGCGAGAAGTGCGAGTTTCATGGTTTCCTCTCTAAAAGAATATCATTTTCAGCCGATGAGTTGATTATGAAATTCGCTCTATGGTTGTACTGGAACCTGTTCAAGCACTGGCTGGAGGGGCTGCGGTATCCGAAGGGGATGCGTTGAGAATCCTTAAAGACAACACGCCTTCCCTCCGCATTCCTATAGGGTTTGCAGTTGTTTTCCCTTTTCTTCCCTTTCGACAATCAGACTCTTAACGAAGTTCGACGAGCTTAGTAATCGAGGATGCGGATGGACCAAGACGTAGGCGTGAATAGCGGATCGACTACCGCTCCGTTGCTTGGGTTTCGCTGACTCTCTTCGTTATCGGCGCTTATTTCCGTAGTCTTTGAACAGGGGTTGTTTTTTCGGGGACACATAGGCTTTACCTGTGGAGCCAAACCGCTCCCATACTGGGAGAATCGAAGGGCAGAGCACGGCTAAGGTATGTGGATGGGAATTCGGTTTGTGGTGGACGCCACATACTGAGCCAATATCATTGTATCAAAAAAAGAAACCGTCTGTTGTTCCGATGGTCCAGATCGGCAGACGGCTTCAGTGGCTCGTACCCTTGCGAATTTCAGAATATCATACTTTCAGCGGATCACAACCGCCATCCCGATAGCGAACAGCCCGAGCGCCACGATGACCATCAGGGCAGTCGAGTCAGGATTGCGGCGGTAGCGGGTCATTGGATGTCACTGTGCCATTCTTCTGCATCGCTTGGCCGAGTGCCTCAAGAATCGCACCGAGCGCCACGAAGCGCCGATCAATATCGTTGAGCAGAGCGGCCCGCTGTGAATTCAGGAGCACCGCGGCCTTTTGCAGAGCGTAGTCGATGACCTGCTTTTCGGTTTCGCCGATCTGGGTAATGCCGTCCTTTTCAGCTTGAACGAGCGATGCAATATCGGCGTGCAACTCATCCAGTATTGGCTTCTCGATTCCCGGTATCGCCGCCACCAACTTGTCGGAGATCGCTGTCAGTTTGTCGCCAAGTCCGCCTACGAGATCGGGCATTTACGGTCTCCTGAACTCAAATACAGCAGCAGCCACACACCAGCAGGCGAGACGGCACAGCATGATTGCGGTTTTCATTTCTTTTGACCTTTAATTGATTCCAATTGCAGCAAAGGCTAGCGTTTCGTAAGCTGCAATGTACGTAGCTCCCAGTGGAGTTGGATGTAGTCCATCCTGAAAATACGTAGTGTTGGCAGCGCACCCATTGCAATACATGGGAGATGTGCCGGAAGACCCAAAAACCGTATAGCCGCCAGCGCCAGCCCCGGCAATGATAAGGCCGTTCAATGTCGCATCATAGGCGTCCGACCCAGTTGCGTTGGGGACTAATCCAACCAACACCGTAAATCCCGTTGCCTTAGCCGCAGACACCCATGCCTGAATTTGCGTGTAGGCTGATGATGCCAAGCCACCAGACTCAGCATTGGACCCACACATGATGCTGGCTACATTTTTGGAGCTTGAGGCGTTATACAGCGGAGCCACCGTGGAAGAATAACGGGCCGTCAACTCACTACATTTCTTCCCCGCCGTTCCGGTATTAGTGTAATTCATGTAACTGGTGATGGCCGTCGCACCAAGCCCACTGGCAATATTCCCATCCAACGCGTCGGCGGGGTATGTCAAAACAAGAGTCATAGTACCCGATCCAGACGTTATTGAATCTCCCTCAGCGGCGTAGGTTATGGGGGGAGGAGGCGCTGTGCTGCTTACAAATGGCGCTACATGTACAGCAGCCCCCGCTGACGATAGCGGGTTGGACCAATGCTGAGTAGCCCCCATATCAGCATATCCCTGAAATCCAGATACACCCTGCTGTTTTGAAGGGACGGAATAGCCACGTATTTCATGCCCACCGCCGACCGCGTTATTTAAGGAAAACACCCCTCCAGATGAATTATTAAAGGGTTCAGCGGAGCCGATCCTGTCGAGAGTGTTGGTATACGGACCCGCCGCATTGACTCCAGAAACGTCATCAATGTTATGTCTATTTGACAGAGCAAACCATTTAAGATAATAATTTCCATCCAACAACGGCTGCGCTGGCATGGCATTCGTGGCTGCTATCCCCCACGCACTTCCGGCAGCAGCGCTGCATTTTTCCATGATGTTGTTGCGGATATAGGCTGGTATTGGGAAAGAAATGAATGTCAACATGCAACTTCCCCCTATCGAGTACATCGTATTATTACGCGCGATCGAACTGTACCCACCAAGGCGAATACCTACCGAATTTGAACCAGCCAAATTTGTGACCAAGTTGTTTATAGCGGACCCTGTATTGCCTATGGTTATACCGTTTATGGAAGAAACAGAATCATGGACGTAACTGTCGAGTACCGATGCTCCGCTTATCCCGGTGCCACCTGACTGTCCAGATGATTCCGATTGGGCAATGATGTTATTCGTCGCAATAATTCCATTCGACGTACAGTTTTTAGCTACGGCATTAAATATAGACCCATAACTTCCAGTGAAAGACATGGCGGTGCTCGTACCAAGAGAGGCGCAATCTACCGTTATATTCTCTATTCGCCAACCATCTCCCGTGGAGGTCAATCCCTTTAATCCTGTGTTGGTGCTGAGAGTCAATGTAACCATTCCTCCATCTCCCCGGGTCGTACCATAACCCAGGATGGCATTCATCTGGCCCGGCGTAACCGTCCCAATGAAAGTGTTCGTTGCGGTGCTGGTGTAGCCACTTCCCGCCTTCACGTAGGCTTGATTGCTCGTAACCATATTTATGGCAAGTTGGCCAAATGTGGCGAGTGCCCCGCCTATGTTTATGGTCGCCCCAGTACCCGCCGAAAGACCAGTCGAACGGTCTAAAACAATTGTGGTTACATTCGTGAAAGTCACCACCTGATACCAAGCGCCCGCGATACTTCCGGTTCCACCTGAGAGGTAAACAAGGTTTCCAACGATAGCCGCCGAGAAGTTCGCCGTTGCACTCGTGACTGTAGTGGTGCCAGCAGTTACCGCGTCAGTAGTGGAAATATTTATGGTAGAGCTTTGGCATGACGTGCAAGCCGCAGCGTTCTTGTTATCGAACTGCGACATGTCCGTGCCAGATGCACCAGCAACAAATCCGCCGCTATTGGTGTCAGAGCCGGTAGTGCGGACCTCCCAAACCGTATTGGCGGAAATCGCCGCAAAAGCAGGCGCTGTGCAAAGCAATAATGCCAGAATAATTTTCTTCACGGACACGTCCCCCAAATAAACACGTTCATAGAAGTTACGGTAGTAGCGGTCGCCACACTGGCTCCCCAAACGTCACCGATTGAAACCGAAGTGGTCCAGCCAGACAGGGAACTGTTCAGGCCAAGTTGAGAGGATGATAGGGTAGCAGGAGAGGACCCACTGATTTTATCTGAGCCTGTCGGGATTGCTCCAGCCGCTTTCCAGATGTCCATTGTGGCCGATCCTGACGGTGATCCACTGGAATCTACTCTGGTTATCGTGCAGGCCGAACCAGCGATGGGAAATACTCCGAGACCGCCGGTGGATATTACGGACCCGCCACCATCGATACCGAATGAGGCCAACAATATCTTCCCTGAAAATCCTGTTTGTACCTGAACCTGCGTTCCATCGTAATAAAACTGATACGAACCAATCGCCAGTACATTAGATGCGCTGCTCACCGCACCATTGATGTATATGTTCTTTGCCCCCAAGCCTGCGATATTCAGTGTTGTCGGCGCTCCGTTCGTCTGCGTCTGGATCACCAATGTACCCGTAAGTCCAGTGAGTGAGGCAGGAACCGGGACGCCGGGACAGGTTGGTGCCGTGGCCGATGCACTCGCGTTGCAGATTGTGGAGTTCCCTGAGCCTGAGCCTGGACCGGAGGATGGAGTTCCATACGGCGGTGGCGTAACCAATTGAGCCCACAGGCCAGTGGCAACCAGCGCGCCTGCCAGTATTTTTAAAACCACGAGAAACTCGCCTTATCCCCAGACACCGTGGCATCCAGAAATATGCTCCCGAGAGAGAACGTAGCGGTATTTCCTACAGGCATGCAGGCGTAGCTGGCACCGGGCTGGCCTGCCGTCAAAGGAGGACCAAGGGGTGTTCCTATTTTATTGGCGGCCGAAACCGCTGAACTAAACCCAACCCAAATCGTTCCGGTATTCGTGGAGGCGGCGGTGATCGTACAGCCAACAGCCTTCGTGCCTGGGTTGCTGGAATAAAGCTGAACGGGAGTGCCGGCGGTCGTGATCGTTGTAATTCCCTGGCCGCCAGAAAAGGCTACCGTGGTCAGAAGAATTATTCCGAGGACCAGCCAGAGCGGGATGCCTGGGAAGCGGTGTTTGGTGCGGGTCATGACTGGAATTATACCTTTAGAATCATTGACATACTACAAGTAGTTGTAGAACTTTTTTGATTCTGTTATTATTTTCCTTGGCAAAACGGAAACCACTCAAGCCAGAACACAAAGCCGTTAGGGCGTGGGTGCTGGCAAATCGCGGCGTGATGCAGCGAATTGCGGATCGTCTGATGCCGCCAGTCAAGCATCAGTTTGTTCAGGCCGTGGCGTACGGAAATATGAAGTTCAAATTACGCGCGGATCATCCGGTGCTGCGAGAGCTGCGCGATGCTGGTTGGCCTGGAGTATGAAGCCGGTTCACTGGATGGTTGATGGCGGCGCGCGATGTGGCGCTTTTGTGGGCTGGCAAGACGGCGTTGAGGTCACTCACGCTTTCGATCCTAATCAACTGAAGGTTACGTGTGGTCAGTGTTGCGCTTATCTCGTTAGTGAAACTATGGGAGATGAATTGAATAAATGTCTGACAAAGTGATCCACGAATCCCCCAGCGGCTTACCCCGTCTCCAGTGTCCGACCTGCAACAACTCCTCATGGATTATGCACGAATGTGAACCCGGCAAGGATTCCGTCGTTGACTGCTCCGTGTGCGGATTTCGCGCTGCTATTGGGATTCGAGGGACGGCTAGTGCGGGGCATGTGTTGACGGAGGATGAGGCGGCGGTGATGTTGGGTGGAGATGCGGAAGCCTGATGTTTGTCATAGTTTCCGACCGCAATAGAGTCAGCAAGTACGAAGCGGCAAAGATGAATGCGTTCGTCTCCAGTGCCACCAGCGAAGAGTGCATCCATGTCAGCGTTAACGATTACGAGGATGCCGTTCGAGTGTTCGCACTATCCCACGTAAAGCCAATTTCAATGGATCAAATACGACAACTCCTACGGCCACCGAAGTCTCTGACGCAGCATCTTCACGAGTGGTGGCAATCCCGCAAGGCGGTGAGCGCGTGAAGGCTTTAGGAAATCCAATCATGGTCGTGGGCGACAGCCCCGCCCTGCATGGAGGCTTGAGCCGGGTGACCCGCGACCTCTCCATGCTCCTGGCCACTTTACCGGAATATCGCGTTGCGGTCCTAGCCCGCGGCTGCGGAAACAACCGCAAGTTTCCCTTTTCCATTTACGACTTCCACGAATCCGAAGGCTGGGGCCAGCGCCAGATCGAAGGCGCGTGGAACGATTTCTCCAACGGCGAACCAGGAATCATTCTCACAACCGACGACATGTCCCGGCGCGGATGGTTCGCGAACCCGGCGATGTACGGAAACCTTGCGGAGTTCCTCGGCGAAGGCAGAACGTTTCTCAAGGCCGGATACACGCCAGTGGATTCGTATGGCCCCAACGGCCACTCTCTCGGTGTTGAAATGACCGCCGCCTCGCGTGGCTATGACCGCCTGATGGCAGCGAGTGAGTGGGGATGTCAGGTGCTACGGAATAGCGGAAATTCAAACGCCTCCTGGCTGCCGCACGGAATCAATATGCAGACGTTCGCGCCCGACATGAAAGCGGCGCTGAAACTTGGAGCGGATCCAAACATAATTTGTTGTGGCGCAGTCATGGCGAACCAATCGAGGAAGGATTTCCCGGTTGCGTTTGAAGCGGCCGCGATCCTGAAGAAGCACTATGGGAATCGATTCCGATTCTGGCTGCACACTGACATCCAAATCAGAACTTGGAACGTGTTCGCACTGGCTGCGGACTACGGTCTCGGCGATTGTCTGGAAGTCACGCAGCAATGCACCGACGAGGAACTGGCGCTCCGATATTCGGCTTGTGACTGTACGATGCTGCCGAGTGGTTCCGAAGGATTTGGTTACCCAATAGCAGAGTCGCTGGCCTGTGGAACAGCGTGTGTGGTGACGGATTATGCGGCTGGGCCGGAGCTCGTACCTGAAGAGTGCCGGGTCAAGCCGGTAACGATGCGAGTGGACACGCCTTTCAACGTGCAACGCGCCGTTCTGTCTGGGTACGGATTCGCTAATGCGGCGATCACACAGATAGAGAAGAAGCGATCTGATCGGGAGTATCGGTCGGAGGAATTGCGGGATGGAGTTGCGCATTTGGACTGGACCCGGTTGCGGCACCCCTGGGAAAAGTGGTTTCGGAGTTTAACGCATGCCTAATAATTTCAACACTCACACCATCCGGCATTACGCATCGCAGAAGAAATTCGTTCTCAGTCGCAACAAAGACGGGATGGTGATTTCGGTATGCGTTGGACTAACTGTCGCGTGGGGTGAAGATCCGCGCCAACAGGAGCAGCGGTCCTTTGTAGACATACCGAGCACGAAAGCCTTTATGCGCAAAGTCGCAGACATGGACCAACGCATCATTGAGCAGGTTGAATGGAAATCGCCCGCAGAAACTGACCCTTCTGCGACCGTTACCCCTCCGGACTTCAGCGAAGTGTTTGCGCGGATCGAAGAGGTTGACGGCGAACCCCGGATTAAGGTAGTTCAGTGATGGACTACCTCTTGGCCGGTAGTTGCGGAATCCTGTTTATTCTTTGCGTAATTATGTTTGTACGCTATAACCGTCAGTCTACATTTCTTTCGTACTACCGAGGATACTTTCGGGAGTCACAGAGGCTCGCGGGGAAAGATCCGGATAGCGTCCTAAGGGATAGTTTTCCTTCTACGTGGCGGGTGATGTGAGGAACTGGTTCTGGTGCAAGGTTATGAACCACCACCAACTCAAGAGGAAGGAGTGGCGGTTTTGCCGTTACTGTCACCAATCTTACTGGCTCTCATGAAAACCACCATCACCACAGTCCAGTGCTCCGGCCCCGGCTTCCGTCAACCTGATCCATCGCTAACGGTCTACGGCCTCGACAACCGCAAGAACAAGCGAACGCCATGCCAGGCATATCAACGGTTGCTGAAGCAATTCTCGGATAGCGATGTGATCGTATATTGCCATGATGATTTGGAAATTCACGACCCCGCGTGGCTCTCGCGCCTAACGAATCTATTTGAGAATCCTGACTGTGTGGCGGCGGGGCCAGGCGGAGCCGTTGGACTCGGAACGCAAGATCTCTATAGGAAGCCATTCCGAATTCAAAACATGATCCGCCTTGGATACGCCAGCAACCAAGACGATTGGCAGGTTCATGGCGGTCATTTCACTGGGGATCGACGCGTGGCGGTATTAGAACAATTCTGCATGGCTGTGCGGGTGGACTGGCTCCGCAATCGCGGCGGCTGGCCTGTAGGTCACTGCAATCACCATATGTTGGATGCCTTCATCGCCTGCGAAGCGGCTAGCGATGACAAGGAGATTTGGCAGGCTGGATTTAGTTGCCGTCACTCGGGTGGAGGCTCCAGCGTTTCGCCGATTTATGGTCAGGCAAAATGGCTCCATGATGGGAGTCTTGAGGGCGACCATATTGCGCCCCACAAGTGGATTTTCGAAAACTACAGGGATTGCTTACCGATTTCTCTATGACAACAAATATCTGTCTCTTGGCCAAAGACCGCCCCCGTCTAACAGACCAGGCGCTCCGATCGCTCTACGAAAACACCGATAAGAAATCCTTCACGTTGACCTGCGTTGAAGACGCCAGCACGGATTTTAGAACAACCCGCTTGCTTGAACGCTACGCCGCCGACCACCGCAACATGGCCCTGATTTCGCTCAAGTCATCCAAAGGCATCACCGGCCAAGCGCGGAATCTGGCGGTGTACTGGAGTGAGAAGTATTTCGGGGCTGGGGATTGGCTGGCGTTGTCTGATAATGATGTCTGGTTTTCGCCGGGGTGGCTGGAGAAATTAACCAAATTAGCAACGTTTCTGGAACCTTCAGGTTATCGGTTATTCGGTGGTCAAGTTCATCCCTATCACCAGCCGATCAACAATTCCCTACAAGAGGCCATCGGCACTGATCCTCTGTTCACCGAACACTCCATGCTCGACGGCCCCTCTTGGCTGATGCGCTGGGACACATGGCGCAAGTACGGCCCGCTGGAATGCCATACACCGGGAGTTTGCCAGGGAGAGGATGTGACGTTCTGTCAGCGGTTAACGGCCCCACTGGGGCCATGCCAGCCCACCGAAGAACAGATCCGCGCTGGACAGATCGAAGTCTATGGCGGCGGTCGCATCGGCGTAATAAATCCTCACGTCGTCGCCCACACCGGCATCCGCCAAAGCAACGGCAATCTGGCACCGGGGGCTGAGATTCGGCTGCAACAGGCGATTCCTGGCGTACTATACGAATAGTGCGTATCTGCCTGATCATCCCGCCGAGTTCGTTCCTCATGGACGAGAAGGTATTTATGGCTCTTGGTATTCTCAAGGTTGCCACGTCACTGGAACGTGCAGGCCATATCGTCGATATGCTCGACCTGAGTGGCGTCAAGAATTACGTTGACGTGATCGGGGACTACCTCACCCTTCGACCGGAAACTAAAAAGTTTGGTGTCACGGCTACCAGTCCACAGATGCCTGCTGCGTTGAATATTCTCAAACGTCTAAGTGGACACGGTACCAGGATTCTTGGTGGCCCACACGCAACTCTAACGCACGCTGCGATCAAGAAATCCACACGGGCCGCAGCAGCCATGGAACGATTATTCCAATACGCTGAGGTAATCGTGGCAGGTGATGGAGAGGATGCAATCCACCAAGCGTTGCTAATGGATCGCGGACTTGTGAATGCAGATGATCCGAAGTCCGCGTTATTTCTCACCCATAAAGGATTCGAAGAAAGTGGTTGGCCTGCACGGCATTTGATAGACGTGAGTTCCTATCATTACCAGATTGACGGCGCTCCCGCAGCCTCTATGATCCATCAGTTGGGCTGTCCCATGTCTTGCTCGTTTTGTGCCGGGAGGAACTCTGCCTTTCTTCGCCGTATTCGCTTACGTTCTTCGGAGAACGCAGTGGCGGAAATGGTCCACCTCTACGATACCTACGGATTTACGGCCGCCATGGCGATGGACGACGAGCTTAATATCAACCGTTCCATGGTCGATCTGATGCGTCAACTCAAGGCTGCAGCCGATGAGCGCGGCATCCAATGGAAACTCCGCGGATTCATCAAGGCAGAGCTTTTCACTGATGAACAGGCTGAAGCGATGTACGGTGCCGGGTTCCGCCAAATCCTGATCGGATTCGAGTCTGCCGATGAACGCATTCTCCTCAACATCCAGAAGAACGCCACCGTGGCTGACAACACGCGGGCGGTTAAGATCGCTCACAACGCTGGCCTCAAGGTGAAGGCTTTGATGAGCACCGGACATGCTGGCGAGTCTGAAGACACTATTCGTTGTATTCGGGACTGGCTCGTTGACGTGAAGCCGAGCGACTTCGATTGCACGATCATCACCCCTTACCCGGGTTCACCCTACTACGACGACGCAGTAACGATGCCCGATGGTTCATGGTGCTACACGGCTCCGAAGTCTGGGGACAGACTCTACATGCACGATGTAGACTTTACGACTGAGGCCCAGTTTTATAAAGGCCAACCTGGTTCCTATATAAGCCACGTATGGACAGACCATATTTCGCCGGAACGCCTGGTGGAGATGCGGGACTGGGTTGAAAACGAAGTACGTCTTGAACTTGGCATCCCGTTCTACCATACCGGCCAATCATTCGAGCACTCCATGGGTGCTGGTGGTAGTTTCCTGCCAAAGACTATTCTCAACAGCACCGACGCCACTCAATGACCCTCGCCGCCATCACGGCCTGCCTCTATCCCGACACACAGATGATCCACCTTCTGATGGACTCTGCGGTCAAGCACGGCGTTCCCCTCTCTCCATATGGCATTGGTTGTAACCCGGGCGGTTGGGGCGACATTAAGGTGACAAAACTCCTGCCTGTTCTTGAGGAACTCATGGAGGAAGGCTATACCCACGTTCTCTACACGGACGGCACCGATAGTCTATTCGTGAGGTCATGGGAAGATATCCAGCAAGAGTACATCGCCTTGGGTTCACCAGTCTGCCTGATGAGCGCAGAGAAAGACTGCTACCCGTTCCGTGATCTTGGTGATAAATTCCCAGACGTGGGCCCATGGCGCTATCCATGCGCCGGCCAGTTCATGGGCGAGATTCCATGGATCTGGAACCGATGGAATTTCATGGCGAAGGAATACGCCTCACATCCGGAATGCAACGACCAGGGGTGGATAACGCTGGAGATTCTAGCCGGCAGGATGGAATGTCTGGTTTTGGATTCTGAATGCCGGGTATTTCAGTCGATGAGTGGTGGGGATATTCAAGAGGGTCCGGTTAATGCTGTGACTGGTTCGCGCCCTTGCGTAGTCCATTTCAACGGCGGTTATAGCGATCCGGTTTGTGGCCGGGATGAAAGGATGTTGGCGTGGGTAAAGTAAAGAAGAAGTACGCGACGGGAGCCGGAGTACGTATCAATCTTGGATCCGGCCAACGACGATTCGACGACTTCGTGAACGTTGACATCAACCCCCGCTGGAAACCCGATGTCGTCGCAGATGGCGCAAGCATGCCGATGTTTGCGGATGGCTCAGCAGATCTGATCGTGTCGCATCATAACCTCGAGCACTATGGCTGCGGAGAATCTGGACCTATGGTACGCGAATGCCGAAGGATATTGTCCGATGAAGGCTCTCTGATTGTCTGTGTACCCGACATGCGGGCACTCGCTAAGGGGTGGCTGCAGGGTCGCATCACAGATCAGATCTACCTAACGAACGTGTACGGCGCATTCATGAATCATGAGGCCGACCGCCATAAATGGGGTTTCACCTATGAGTCTCTCAGGGAATTCCTCTTCTCCTGCGACTTCTCCCGCATCAAGCCGTTTGACTGGCGCGAAATCCCGGGAGCCGATATAGCGCGAGACTGGTGGATATTGGCGGTCGAGGCAAGTGCTTAACGTCCCTGTAGTTCCTGAATCTTGATCCGGTTTTCAGCGTTAATAGTGCCTACCCGTGTAAGTGATGCCAGGCAACCAGATTCGTAGTCAGACATCTTCATGCCTGGAGTTGGAACCTTCACGTACACATACTCCGTGAACTGCATTCGATTTATCCACTGATACAGTCCAAATCCCACGAGGGCCGTCACATTCAAAATGAAGAAGCGGTATTTTTTTAGTTGCATGTTCCTGTAGACCCCGCCGTTACGACCGCATACCCCAGCACCCCGGAAGCCTTAAAACAGACGACGTTATTGGCACTAAAGCCAGACACTGGATATTTTACTGTGCCGTCACCCACTACGGTAAATGGGTAGTTCTCTATTCCGAGAGAGTTTTGTACTCCAAATCTGCATTGAGTTGTAACCACGGCTCCAGTGTTCACAAAGCCACAGTCTACGTCACCCACGAACAAAGGGTTGACGCCAGAGGTGAAGCGGATGAAAGAATTTGGTGATGCCCCGGTGGTGAAGTTTTTCTGGAATGTAGCCACTGGCTTAGTGAGTGGCGATGATGCGTCGTCCTGAATTATCCATCCCTTTGATAAATCCAAATTAAGGAAATCCCAATTGGTGAGCGTGGGATGACTGGCCTGTCTGATACGCATGACGTACGGATTATTTGGGGTTGATCGCAGGTCCACGGTCGCCTGATTCGGGCTGTTGTTGAAATCCAGAATACCTGCCGCCATGAATGGGTCGAGGCTTGTTGCGGATGCCGCTATCACAGTGGCGACTACCGCCGTGCCGGAGCACGTTGCCGTTCCGCTCGACAAACTGGCTGTGATTGGCCCAGTCGTAAATACCCCAGATACGGAAATAGATGTGAGAGCTGTGCCGCCAGCGATAGTATTTGAACCAGTCAGGGCCACCGTGGCTGTTCCGACGCCGCCGGGGAATGTCAGTAGACATGTCTGACTGGAAGACCCGGAAAACGTTCCGCCGCTAGTATATGTTCCGCTCGAAATAGTTGACGCTGGATAAAATCCGGTACTGAATATCCCAGGGGCAGACACAGTATTGGACGATCTCTGAGCGCCAATCACCGGAATATTTCCAGTGGATACGCTGGTTTCGTCTCCTGCATAGAAGATCACGTTGCTGTTTGCTGCCGTGAAATCGGCGAGGTTTATATTTCCCTCTCCGTAGGTTTCGATGTGATTGTGTGAACTTGCCTGAGAGCCATAGGTTCCGCCATTTGGATTAGAAATGAAGCGCCATGCCGCATGGGTCGCGTCATCAACGCGTGTTGACAGGAAAAAATTCTCACCAGACGGAGCTAATGTGAATCCATCTACAATGCCGTCCATCTCAGTGGCCACGAATTTATTAGCAATCACGCCGCCGAAACCAGAACTTCCCGCAAGCCCCCCGGAGATCATATAAACTCCATTTGTTGCCCATCTCACAAATAGATTAGACGAATGCATAAATAAAGTATCGAATACTCCAGATTGAATCAGCACCCCATATAGCAACTTATTTGCATTCGCAGCAGCCTGGCAGGCGTTGGTTGGGTCTTCGTCGCAAAAACGTGACCCAATGGAAACATTATCCATGTAGGTATAAACCACCTGAGAGGTGCTCGTAACATCTGGGTACAGGCTCAGTCCCGTCCCAGAGGTCGCCGTGACCCCCGTCTCAAATGCCAGATAAAAATCCTTCAGGTTCACATTGTGCCCGGTTACCGCCATAATCGTTGCGTTGGCAGTTGACTCAAGGAAAACGGTATTGTTATTACTTTCTCCCTTAACGCAGGCGTTGGAAGGGAGCACCAGGGAAGCGACGGAGGAAAAACTCAGTTTGTACCTTCCACCCACAAATAAAGCGCAATTGTGTGCGGATATGGCCGCCGTTATTGCCGCCTGCGCGGCAGCAGTTGAGTTGCTGGTATTCGTCGGGTCGGCGCCGAAGTCTGCAACTGCCTCGTAGAAGGAGTTAAGTTTTGCGGATACAGTGGTGAGTATCGATCCAGCCACCGGCAATCGATATTGGCCTGTGTATAAATTTTGAGCTCCCCATGTGAAAGGAGCAGGAATTCCACCTCCCGATAATCTGATATCAAACGTTCCATCATCGGCATAAAACTGCCAGAGTCCAGTCAGAGAAGATGCGAATGGATTAGTTTTGGCTGATCCGTTGCTGTTAAATATCGCAGCCGGGGCCGTTGATGCCATAGAATACGCTACAGGAGAAGACTGCGTTCCAGCACTGGTAGTGAGTGTTAGAGAGGTTTGGCTCGACACAGACGAAATCGTATAGGTAACGCCGTTGATCGTTATCTGGAGTCCAGCCCATCCGGAATTTGCGTTAAAAAGCGTGCCGCTAACAAAGGTAACTGCCGTGCCTGATGTTGTGACAGTGCCGCTCGGTCCTCCGGTGTAGAAGACCGTCACGGAACACTGGGGGTAGGATTGCATGACCTTCGTTGTTGACGGAACGGAACTCGTATGGATGACCTGACCACCCTGAGTGCAGTAGCCCAGAAGCGCACCGCGGGCGAAACTCAGAGCCGGGAACAGGAACAGAATCATGCAGATATGTTTCACGTGACGCATGGCTCTATAATAAGGCATTTGACTGTGACGAGAAATACAAGTAAAATTAACGACATGAGGCAGAAACTGAATATTGAGGAACCGCCAGAAAATAAACCGGTTGATATGCGAAAGATCGTTGACCGAGTGAAGGAGTGGGCGAATCTTTCGGAGACCGAGCCGGTTGTGGACGAGATGTATGCGGGTTGAGATTCCGATCGTTATCGTGGCTCGAAACGGCTTGCCGTTAACAAAAAAAGCGGTCAACTCAGCCCTGAGGCAGGATGTCCCGGTTGAGGTACTTGTGGTCTCGAATGATTGTTCGGACGGCACCGATCAATGGTTGGCGACAAAACCTATTGCGACGATACACACAGGCGAACAGTGGTCCCTCGCTAAGTGCTGGAACGTGGCGTTGCGGGCATTGTGGAAGGCTGGGCACACGAGAGCGTTGGTACTTAACAACGACGTAGAAATCGCGCCCTGTACCGCCAGGCTTCTTGATGCCATCAACGGGCCGTTCGTGACTTGTGTTTCAGTCGGGGGCGAAGACCAGTTCGTGGTAGATCCCGAACCGAGTCTTGAGTTCCTGATTGCTTCTAAAAGAAACCATCCGGATTATTCGAGCTGGATGATTCGCAAATCTGTTACAGATCGAAACATCTGGTTCAACGAAGAATGTTGGCCAGCTTATCTCGAGGATTGCTTCCACCACAAAGCCTTACACGATGCCGGGATACCTGCTGTTTGCGTATCGCTTCCGTTCCTGCACCATGGCGCGTCGACACTGAAGCAGGCTAATCCTGGTGAGGCTGCACGTATCCGCCGGGGAGCCGAAGCTAACAAACAGATGTTCAAGAAGCGGTACGGGTGTGTGCCGGGAACTAAGGATTACGAGGCATTATTTGCCTAAATGTGAGAACCTGAATCCATGACCGCAATAAACGCCAACGGTTTTTTTAAACTCCCCTCCACTGCTGTTCCTCTGGCGCTGACACCTGTCGCCAACTACGACTGCACGATAGACAGTCTCTGGGTCAGCAACGTAACGGGAGCGCCGATTTCTCTGTCCGTATTTGACGGCGAGGGAAATCCGATCCTCTCAGGATGCGCTATTGTTCAGGGATTGCGAATTCCCGTAGTTTCCGACGATTGCCCGGTATTGGCTAAAGGCGGCTTCTCGATTAGTGCGGCTGTCGATGGCCTGTATTTCGGCGCAGAATGGCGTGCGGTCTAGAGTTCACCTTTGACGGGCAACCGCCTCTTGCTGTCTAAGAAGTCATACATAGCCCGCATCTGGGCTTCGTTCAGTTCTGATAGTGATTTAACGCCGTAATGGGATCTGGCCGCAAGGCTCAGCATCTGATGCCCATTCTTCCCCGCTGGCGAACCAGGCAGATTGAGTTCCTGAGCTCGCGCGTGCAGCATCCGATTCAGTTCAAACTTATCTGGTGGCGGGAGTGGACTCATTGCGCTTATCCGACGGCGGCACACACTTCAGGTGCGCCGGGCCTTTCTTCGTAATCGTTCGCGGACCTGCTTGGCCGCAGTGAATACAGACCGCAGTTAGGTATTCGGGGGCGAGAGGTTTGACGGCTATTTCCATAGATCCCCCAATACCGTTCTCAAGTGCAGGCGCCCCACATCTGCCGGACGCCCAACGCGCTTGCCTGGTTTGAAGTCTGATCCAAGCGGCTTATAGCCGAGCGCCTTATAGTGCTGGTTCAGTTCCGCATCGGTCATCGCATCCACTGCTGCTGGTGTAATTCCGGCCGCCTTCAGGCGCGTTGCCACAGCGAGATCCTTGGCGCTGGCGTTCGATGCGTGAGTGATGGCTACTTCAGGACCGGCTCCGTGGAGTTGCTCGTGGATATGGCCCGGGTAGTTGATGTTGTTGCCAATCGGCTGCATCGGCGCACCGGAGGCTAGTGGCTCAATCGGTGCGGCTATCACCTTAGCCTCCAGGTCTGGCATGTAGGTGGTGGCTGGAGCAGACGTGGCTACGGGCTGCATGGCGGCGGCTGGCTTACCCTGCAACGCTATCCTCTGTTGTGAGAATCCCCTGGCCTGATTGATCGCCGTCTGACGATTCGCGCCGGTCAGATCTTTGAACATCTTTTTGTTGTTCGTCAGCAACGATGCTGCTGCATCCAGATCGTTCGGATCAATGCCGGCAAGTTCTGCCGCCGGTGGCCGCACGATGGGTTCGATAGTGGTCTGGTTTTGGATGCCGCCTGGCTTGCGACCGGTGGGGGTTTCGGTGGCTGGTATCGGTGTAGCATCCGGTGCTGGCCGTGGAGTCGGCTCAAAACGTGCCGCCGGTGGCCGCACGATGGGCTCAATAGCGGTCTGGTTTTGGATGCCGCCTGGCTTGCGACCTGTAGGAGTTTCAGTGGCTAGTATAGGCGTGGCCGAACCACTTCGTCGAGAAATTCCGCTCGGAGTGGGTTCTACCCCGGCTTGCTGCCATCCCGCCGGTGGCCGCACGATGGGCTCACGGAACAGTTGAGGAAGCCATGGAGCGTTCTCCGCAGCGGCCAGTCCACCACGTATAGCGGTCGGGGTAGCGCCACCAAGGACGCCCAATGCGCCACCTTCGTAGGGGTGGCCAAATGCATGGCCTGCCAGTGTCCCTAGAACCGCAGGAAGTGATGTCTTGCCATGCAGGATGCCATAGAGGGTGGGATAACCACCACCCTCAGAGATTGCGCCGGGAATGGCCTTGATAGCGCCTTTGGTGAATGCCTGGATTTTGGGGGATGACGCGATGCCACCGCCGAGGACGCTTCCGGCGTCTCCGGCAAGATCAGACACCTCGGGACTCGCACCGGCTATCATAGAGCCGACTTTCCCAACAGCACCACCTAATCCAGCGGCAGCGAGAGTTCCGATTGTGGCGACAGGCGCAGCCACTAAAGACGGAAGGACACCGGGCGAAGCGGTCTCTCCTGCGCCCACGAAAATATCATGCAGCCCGGCCAACCGCTTACCGGGCTGAATTACCTCGCCAATGCCTTTGCCTAAAGTGCCGGGACCGAAACCGCTCTCGCTGAAGAAGCCAGACTCCTGTAGTGGAGGAGTATAGATGTGCCCCAGATTCATTGGCAGTCGTGAACTGGGACGTGGTGCTGTGGCCGTAGCGGTTGCCCCATGTGCGCCAGACAGGGCTTTCGCGATGTCAGCCTGCGTGAAGTCATCCGGGAATTCGTGCGTGGCACCTTCGAATTGAATCTGCTTAGGCATTTACTGCACTGGGACGGGATTTCCCTGTGCGTCCCTTCCCCATTTCTGGACAGTGGGCGTAATCGGCGTTATTGGTTGCTGCGCCCCCTGCGCAATCGGAGCGATCCCCGTCTTAGTCATGTTCCGAAGTGCGGACTCTCTATCTCCGGCGATGAGTTTTTTGGCTTCTTCAAACTTACCAATCATCGTCTTTATCTCGTCAGGTAGAAGGCCACCGAGACGATCAAAGGTTGGGGTGTGTGCCAGCCCCTCCCTCAGTACCTTTTCCCCGCGCGCGGACACGCCCTGCAATGCGGCGGCGGCGGAGCGCAAATCAGTGAAGGCCGTACCGCTGAAAATGTCGTTATATGGAGTATCGCCGCCAAGTTTGTATTTTATGTACTCAGGCGTAAGATGAGTACGTCCCTGAATACCTCGCAACCGTTCCAGGAGTCCATCAATCTGTTTTGTGGTTGAATCCACCCCTTCCATGATCTTCTGGCCAGCCGCACTCAATGCTACCGGACTTGGAAGATTATTCTTGGTGGCATAGTCCTGAACCGCCGTTAGATCTTTCCCTGTTGGAACAGAAGCGCCAGCAACCCAGTCATCGTACTTGCGTTTAACTACCGGGTCGCCCTTGGGCGTTGAGGGAGTGCCTCCACTCGCCGGCACTGCCGCAGGTGCCGTTCCCGCAATCGGCGCAATCCCACCCTTAGTCCGTACTGAATGCGTGGTAACCGGCAGTTGCCCGGGCGTCTGCACTGTGCTCGTGTTGACCGAAGGGATGAATCCAGGATTCACACCATGACCGGTGAAATTCATCGATGGATGAAACGGATTGACGAACATCGGATGGCCCTGAGCGTCCACCCCTTCGTTCATGAATTTCGTAACTGTGCCAGGGGCTACGCCGGCCGCACCACCTGGCGCTTTGTACTCAAAAGACTGTGTTCCATCCTGGTTCGTTATGACTGCAATTCCTGGATTCCCCGGTACAGCGTCAATCACCGACCCATCGGTTCTGGATTTGCTGACAGTGACTGGTCCCTTGTAGGTATCTGGAATGCCGAACTGTTTACGAATAGCCGGGTCCAGTGCTTCGGCGGTCGTCTGGTACTTCGTCGGCACCAACGCACCCTGCGGCATATTAACCGGCTGATAGCCGTGTGCCTGAGCGGCGTATGCAGCCTGAGCGAATGGAGGTAGATTTTTGAATTCCGGCGTTTGCTTGAAGATGTCAAATTCCGCCTTCCGCTGCGCCGTCTGCTCAAACGGCTGCAGCTGAGCGAGAGAGTCGTTCATCTCCGACAAGACCATCGGACGCATAGCTGGAGTGGCCGACTGGTAGGCTTCGTGATATCGCTGAATAATGGCGGAGCGCATTGCCCGCGGGTCGTTGGGAACGGGCTGGATAGGTGCCTGTGGTGCTGGGATCGGTGTAAGCGCTGGCTGAGGCTGTGCCGCCGCGATTGACGGGATCTGTGGGGCGGCCTGAGGACTCGCCTGTATCGGCCCCTGTGGCCCGGCAATCGGATTCGTAGCGGGCTGTGCCGCCGGTGGAGTCTGGTCCTGAGCGTGGGAGGCTATGTATCCCTCAAACGGCGAAGGAACGCGCTGCGGAGTAATTGGGGCAATTGGCTGGCCTGGCGTAACTCCCGGAGCCGAGCCGGGAACAGGTGCGGGCTCTTTCGGTGGACCACCAAACACGTTCGTGAGTGCCTGATTGTCCTGATGCAATTTCTGCATCGTGGTCTGGAATTTCTGAGCGACCGAGCCGATCGGCTTCCCGGCCAAGAGATCCGCCTGATGCTGAAGGAGTGAGGTTCTGGTTTGAGGGTCGGATTCTTCCTGAGCGGCTTTCCCGATCAGATCGGCGAAGGTATGGCGCCGCGATTCCAGTTGCGAACGGATCTGTTCGCCGTATGGAATTGCGGCCTGTCCGGCCCCACCGAGTGCTGATAGAAATGCGCCCATTATGATTCATTCCAGACGCCAGGTATTGTGGCTGGGACTCCTGCTGCGGCACCTGGCTTAAATAGACCGCCTAGTTTCCCCAACAAAGTATTTCCTCCCAATGGCATAGTAGCCAAGCCGAATAGACCGGACCCCAGCCCACTCCATAGCGAATTGCTGAGTTGCCGCTGATTCATGGCATTCGAGAACAAATTCTGCGTCCCCTGAAGTCCGGTATTCAGAGCCGAATTCCCAATCCCGTAAAGGTTCGATCCCAGTCCGGATTCCGAGAGTCCGGTAGAAATTAAAGGCTGTGCTGCGGAAGACCGCGCTGAGTTAAACAGGTTCTGAGTGGATGCGACCGGCGCGTATCCGGCACTGAATAGCGTTCCCGATCTTCCGCCGCCACGTGGCTGCAAGGTCGATAGTGCCTGGATCTGCTGTTGATTCTGGTCCCGCGACTGCTGAATCGACGGCGCCAGCAACGAAGCCGTGTTGGCCGTGTTGCCGTTCAGTAGCGTGTCGAACCAATTAACTCCGCTGGCAGTCGTACCAGCGCCCGTTCCCAGCAGACCCGTTCCGGCATTGGTGGCTGTCGTGGAGTTAGCAACGGCTTGATCGGTTACGCCCTGCTGTTGTTTGGTGGCGTTTTTTTCCGCGTCTGATGGTCCGAAACTCATGCTGCATCCTCCACGCCGGGATATTGCTCTAGTTCTTCATCGGTGACTGGGAACTGGGCCTTGTAATCATCAATTAGGGCTTGCGCTTCATCTGAGCGAACGGCAGGACCCGCTACTATTTCCGGCAACTCTTCCGGTGCCTGTTCTCCGTGGTGAACGATATCATCCCGAACGATTGCAATCTCGAGCTGCTCTTCAGGAATTTCCACTGGAATATCTGCCGCCGCCGGAATAGGTATCATTTCCATGACGGGACGCGTGGGCAACTCAGGTTTCACGAGCTTACTCATCACCACCCACGGCTCCACTTCCATCCCGCGAGACTCGCAAAGCGCAGCCATGCGTCCAGGCTTAGCGAATACATACACCCACGTTGGACCACTCTTCTGTAAAATAACCTCTTCCGTCTTCCGGCACAAAGCCGAGAACAGATGAGCGAGGGAATCGTCCAGTTTTGTGGGCTGGACATGGACCATAAGCTTCGTGAATTGATACCCAAGCACCCTCCCATCCCGAACGATTCCGACCGCCATGGACGTGCGGGGATCAGGTAACCCATACGGCTCAAAGTCCGGCGCGAGAGTCTGGATCTCGTCTAGCGTTAGTTCGCGGATTTCGGGGCCTATGGAGAGGGGTTCCATTGGCTATAGGATACTACGGTTTGGGGTGTAGAATAGAGGCTAAAGTCTTTAACGCCGTGGAGGGCGTTTCCATGAACCAGTTTGCGCTGGACCTTCAGCCTCAAGAGCCATCATACCGCCTTATTCCGCTTACTAAGGGGCAGTTCGCTAAAGTCGATGCTGCTGATTATGAATGGTTGATGCAGTGGAAGTGGCAGGCGGCGTGGTCACGTAAAACACAATCGTATTACGCACAGAGAACCATACATATTGGCGGGAAATCTAAAACCGTCATAATGACTAGGGTGATAATGTCTGCCGAAGGAGACATTGATATAGACCACCGCAACCACGATACGTTGGACAATCGAAGGACTAATCTTCGTTTTAGCACGGCGGCACAAAATGCTTGCAACAGAAAGCGGCAGGCCAACAACACCAGTGGATGTAAAGGCGTGACCTGGGTCCCTTCTCACGGGAAATGGCGTGTTAGGGTACGGTTCAAAAACATCAGGACGCATATAGGATATTTCAACGAATTTGAAGAGGCAACTTTGGCCTATACTGAAGCCGCCCGGAGAATACAAGGGGAGTTCATGTATGATCCCAATTTACCTACAGTCGATAATATGGGAGCACCGCGAATGTAGCCGGGGTTCCTGTAGCCGATATCGTGGGCTGCGTAAACCCATGACCATGCGGATTATCAAATCCAGTAACCGCCGTGGTCGCCAGCGCAACTGGGGTAAATGTACTGGTGGTTGGGTGGAGATCCGTGTTTTGAACAGCACCGCCGCTGGCTGTTGGGGCCACGGCTACCGCGCCTGAACCTGTATAGGTCGCACTCGCCTTCAGGTAAAATTCTCGCATATCCGGAACGGTAAAAGTTGTTGATCGCGTGCCGTCCTTCGCGTACTTTGTCAGGTTGGTCGTTCCATCCGCAGCATGCCATCCTGTGAGTGGATCAGGCGCGGTATCGCGCATAATGATCGTTCCAGACTGGCAGTCGTTGTCTGGCCCCCACGACCATATAGACCCAGTCCACTGCCATTCGTGGTAGGAATCTTTGGAGTCAAAGAACAGGAATCCCAGCGTCAATGCCGTGGATACCGTGGTGGCATCGTTCTCGCCGAGATCTGCAGGTAATGTTGACCACTGGTTTTCCATCCGGCCCGTGATATACACCCACCTACCTGAAGCCACCGAATACGCCTGCCCCGCACCGTTCACGGCCGCAGACACAAGCGTAAGACTCGTGGCGCTGTTGACCACGGACACGGCATACGTGACTCCCGCAATAACGATAGGCGTTCCTGAAGGCCACTGTGCAGCGTTGAACCCGGTACCGGTATTAATGAATTTATTCCCCGCCGTCCACGTGACGTTCACACCACCCGCGACCGTGACCGTTCCTGTTGCGTTCTGGACCGTATACGTGACAGTGCGATCGGTCTCGTAGAACGGTGTATTGACCGAATACTGCACCGAGGGCCACGTGGTGAGGCGGTTTGCGTGGGTGTCCTGTACTTCACCGGCAATGGTGCGCCAAGTCAGAGAGTTTGACTCCAGCAGGATAAGAGTGTCGGACTCCAGAAAATAAGCGTTTGGGTACGAGGCGGCCGGAAAATTCAGAACTCTGTTCGCGTGAGTGTCAGTTATAATCTGCGTTGCTGTGGCAGCCAGCAGCCATTGATAAATCGGAGCACCTGAGTACCGCCAGAGTTCTTTGTTGACCTGGACCACGACGCCATCGACCGCATACGGTGCGCCGGTCGTGGGATTATTGCTGGGGACCGATGGCAGGTCGGGGATGTCGGTGAAGGCGTAAGATGTTGAGGAACCACCACCCCCTCCTCCACCGCCGCCGGGGAATACGGGAACGACTGGAGTGGGTGTTGGTGGTACGGGAGTTGGTGACGGCGCTACTGGCGTTAACTGGGCCAGCTTGTCGTAGATGTCGTTGATGACGCCTGAGAATTTTGGGTCTGGGGACTGGACACGCGTGAAGATGTTTTTTTGGGTGGCCACTCTGTATTATGATATAAGAACGGCCCACCACAGCGTTGTCCGCGCTGAGATGAGCCTGACCAGGAGTGATCTTAGGAGGATCGCGGATGGCTAGAAGACAGTTTAAACCAATTCCCCCGTTAGAGCAAAAATACATTGACCGATTTTGGGATAAGGTCGATATTCGCGGACCGGAAGAGTGTTGGCCGTGGAAGGCTAGCCTTCAAGGCGTCGGATATGGGCAGTTCAATATACCCCCGGAAATCCTATCGTCAAATGTAATTTTGGCTTTCATTAAGACAGGCGAAGATCCCAAAGAGAATCGTTGCAGGCTTACTTGCGGAAATAATTCTTGCTGTAACCCGGGGCATCTTTCCATAGAGCCGCCAAGAACAATACGAGACAGAATCATGGATCTCGTAACCATAGAACCCAACGGATGCTGGCAATTCAACGGAGTCCTCAATGGACACGGATACGGAATGATGGAGACGAACCACTATAACGAGATGGCTCATCGAGCCTCCTACAAAGCGTTCATTGGTCCAATTCCTAAAGGAATGATCGTAGACCATACTTGCCACGACCCTGCGTTATGCCACCTTGGACTTCAATGTCCTCATCGAAGATGCCTTAATCCGAACCATTTAACCGTGACCACAAGAAAACACAATTCAAGTCGATCCCGACGTTACTTCCCACCGATGGAGGTAATAATGGCCGTCAAAGGCCCCCGTACACAGGAACGTAGAGATAATAAAACTGTATGTTTTAACGGACATGACTTGACGGGGCGCAATAGATCCATAGCTAAAAACGGCATAGTTGTATGTCGAGAATGCAGGAAACTGGCAACGGAGAGATATCGATCCAAAATCACGAGCGAAAAATCGCCAACTTGATATAACTTGATTCGTTCCATTCCTTAAACTCACAAACGAACTCATCTGGGAATAGAACGAATTGCGTGCCGCCTCCATCCAACTGGAAGCTGAACTGTAAATCTTTCACGGTCTGCGGTCCCATGATGGGCTGGACAAGAAGCTTGCCGCCTGTTGATGGAATCGTGATCGTGAAAGAGCGACCGTTTTGGCACTGCACTAGAAACGTCACAGGAGCCGTGGAAATGAGAGCGGGAAACGTTCTTCTCATATGCTTCCAACCTGGGAACGAGAGTCCTATGTATTGGGTGTCCACGCGCGCCGACATGTATGGTTGCATGTACAGGCTGGGCTCGGCGGCGTATACGCGAGGTCCATCGGGGCCGCCTGTCCATACGAAACGTGGAGAAATGTTTCGGTAGAGATTGAGTCCGTTCGGAACTTCTGACAGATTAAGCGGAGTCTGGATTCGTGAACCCGTCAACGTGATCGGAGTCAGGACATCGCTGCTATTTCCGTTGTTGTAAAACGCGGTGACGCCTAATGTCCCTGACTGATCTGCGTCGACCATTAAATCTACGTGGAGTTTGAGGCTACGCTCATCCCCATTATCCAAATACGGCAACTGCACCTGAGTCTGAATATCCACGCCGTTGTCAGTATTTCCCCCCACGCGGTAGATGAACCCCAACGTCCGCGACAGCAACAAAATCTGTTGCGTGTTCGGAGAATTCTGCAACCCTTCATCCAGATACTGCATGGAGATCTGATCCCCATAGGAATGCAGGAACCACCGCTTGCGCGCGATCTCATAGCAGAGCGTGACTTGGTTCGCGGACGTGTCGTAGTATGTGAATCGAACCTCGAAGTCCGTGGCTGACAACCGCATCAGCGACGTGAGGTTCATGTCCACCGGGTTGATGCCGTTAACTGCTTTCGCAACCTCACCGTCATGAGGGAACAACGGGTAAAGCAGATCATCCGTGATGCTCACACCGCCGGCATCTGTCCAGCGATAAATTCCATCCCGACCGAGAGCGTAGATTCCATCCGGTCCGCGGCAGATTGCCCAGCGGCTCCAGAAACCAGACGGCGACGGTAGGCGCCGGAACTGATACGTTCCCGTGTACGAATACTGCACGACGTAGACATTCTCGCGCGAACCTGCGAACGCCAGACCATTCCAGACCTCGCCGGTTTCCAGCGGCTCCGTGGGCCCGCATAGTTCCAGTGTGTTCTGATCCGATGCCGCGTCCAGATTAGATGGGTTTGAATAATAGAGGGTGCCAGCGTTAACCGAGTCCCCCAGCGCAAAAACCACCGGCACAAACGGTCCTTCCAGCGGCCCGAATGCCAGCGGCATAGGCTGACCTGCCAACGTGGGGCTGGCGATGGAATACGTGGCATTAGTCAATACCCCCGCATCTGCCTGAAGCTCCAGGAATATACTCGACTTCGGCTGGCCTCTGGTTAAAAACGCCACGCCGTTCAGAAGGATTACCGTGTTCGCCAGCAACGCCGTGGGGAACGTATTTCCGCTAACCCACTTCACGCTGGTACCGACGACGTTCACAACCCCAGTCAGCGGTAGGCCAAGTACAGGCCAAGGCTGCAAGAGCGTGAGATCCACGCCGGGATTTCCAGATATAGATAGATCCGAAAGTCCATCCAGAAACGTGTTCGGGCTGGCGTTGTTATTTTTGACTGATCCGATGTAAACGAAATCCGTCAGCGTACCACCTTCACGGTAGATGTCGTCATAGTCGACGCCGGCGGCCGTAGTTGTGGCTGGTGTTACCAGAACCGCCTCTCGCAATGGGTTCAGGGAATACCGAGTAATCGGACCCGGAACGCTTCCGGCACCGGTCGTGGAATCCCTGAGCGTAGAGGTGTAGAAATAACCAGATGGGGCGTTAGGTTGAATTACCGGCCCGTAGGTGCCGAACAGATACCACCAGTCGAATCCCCACGCACACGCGCCGGTCGTGGTCATCTCGAGCGCGATACCGGTAATATTCGCCAACGTTCTTGTGAGATCGGACCCGCTACGCACTCCCTGCGAGATCGGGATAATAACCTCAGCCCACGCATTGCCGCTCGATCCGGAGTTGTTCAACTGCGGTTGCGTGATCGTGAATATCCACGAGTTGCCGGGTTCTGAGAACGAGTAGTTCGGCGTGGAATCCATCGTCAACAGAAGTTTCAGCGTGACTACGTTCGCGGGGTTCTGCAGGAATACGCTGATCTTTAAGTAGTCATTTGCTGTGTCGATCGTGCGGGTGTTTGCCACCGAAGCGTTGACCGCCGTAGCCAGTGTGCCCCCGCCGGTTCCGGCCGCTGAATGCGAGAACAGGAGATTCGCGGAGGTGATGGTTTCTGCCGCCGCATGATTAACCGTGGTGTAGACGTACCAGGACAGAATCCCGTTCACGGTGGCTGCCGCTGCGTGGTTATTCGCCGTCGAAACGCGCAAAGAGTAAACTGAACCATCCGGCGACAGCACCACAGATAGCACGCGGACAATTTCCGTGCCACCGCCGCCTACGATCTGGATCAGAGAGTTTCGCGCGATGCCGGGAGGATTGCCGGCCAAAACGATAGAGCACAGGCCAGTCGTTCCGGAGTCGTAGGAGATCGCAGAAATCGTAGTATTTGTAATCGCGTTGTGGATCTCACGAACCACTACGGTTTCCTGGTTGCCTGAACCGCTGTTCAGGATGACCTGCATGCGTTCGCCCATCCAGAATGGCTGCGTCACATTCGGCTGAATGCAGCACCAGCCGGTTGTACCGGAATTGTAAACGACGAACGCAAGAGTATCGGTATCGCCGTTGGTGCGGTCCTGTTTACTGGGGCCCGTGTCGATGCCGGTTGCTGCCCATCCTGCGATGGCTTGCCCGTCGTTCACCTGAACCCATGCCGGGACGCCATAGTCTGCAGTAGGGGCGGTATTTGGCGGGACTACGCCGATCGCGCGGATTGATCCATCAGCGCGGACTTTGGACTGCTTGAGGCGGTCATAGACATACATCCAACTTTCTGGGGACTGCTCCGGTCGGAATGCGATTAGAGAAAGTGGATCACCAGAATAGCCGGTATCAATCTGTGCCAGCGTGTTTTCCGTGCCTGCATCCAGAGTGGTGCCATTGCCGACGATGTATTCGTAGCCAGTGGGGGCCAGCGAAGCATCGGGATCGTTCAGGCGCCGGATGGAGTGGTAGAGTTTCGGGGCTACGGATGAGGTGCCGTATCTCGTGTATCCGGGGCGTGCGGAGGCGATGCCCTCTTCGATCACCCGATTATTGACTGCGAAAATTGTGCTGCCCGGACGGCAACGGTCTACCGGATCGACCAAGTTGAGGCCAGCAGAGAGGTCCAGGCGGACTGGGGTTCTTAAAACTTCCGGCATTAGCGTGATCTCCTTTTGCCAGATACGAGCCTAGAAATATGAGATGGATTCACGCCGAAAGTCTTAGCTATTAAAATTAGGGGCTGCCCAGACCTGGCCATTTCTTTTATTTCTGAAACTTGCGAGTCAGCCAATTTTGCGCGGCAGTGTGTCTCGCCGTGGGCTACACGATTTTTTAAATCCCGATCCAACATGTTGTCCTGTTGGGTACCAAGCTTAAGATGGTCTAAATTACAGCATGGTGGATTGTCGCAGGAATGGAGAAGTTCCATATTATCTGGCAAGTCTCTACCAGATAAAGACCAAAAGAGTCTGTGAACCAAATGATCATCGTATTTATAGCCGATGACCCCATAGCCAGTGCGATTGCATCCGCGCGTCCAGACAAGGCATCCGTTATCTTGCTGGATCATATTGTCCAGCAAGAACTGCTTCAAATCCTCGTCGTTTTTAAACCTTCGCTTTGTCCTTATAGTCGATCCCGGCTTTCTCTGGTGAGATGGTGCCGTATACGGCTCGACGCGAACATCGTGCCCTTTCACTCTGAGTTCGGCTATGAAGGATTCCTTGCTCTTTACGGAGTGAATTCCGATAGGTTTGCCTCCATCAACGATGATGGCGAAATGATATTTTCTTGGCATCTATCCCTTCACCGCCACAGCATCCGGCCTCTGAACCTGCTCCCGCTGCCAAGCCCCAAATAGCGGCTGGAAATACTTAATCTTCGCCGCATTCACACCCTTCCGCTGAGATACCGCCTGCATAAAGTTGTCGTACATTCCAAACGTATCCTGAAACTCCTTGCCGCCGCATTTGAACATCAGGACGTGCGAAGCGTAGTCCAGGATATCTTCCAGGCTCTCTTCGCCGATCTGAACGAATTCCCCTCCGGTTGGCAACGGCGCTGGCACCACAAGATCCGCCCCAATGGCATACTGTTGATCCATGATGCCCGGGTTTATCGCCACGATGTCGTACAAGATCCCTGCCATCTGAGGTCGACCGACCTGATTCCGCCAGTACGGATTTCCGGCATCGATTGCTGCTAGCGTGTCGATGTCCAGCGGATTTCCGTTCAGGGTGAGCCTGATTACGGATCTAGCGTCTTTCGCAAACTCCACAGCTTGCTTGTAGCGCTGCGAGGCATATTCGCCGCGGAGTGCGTCTATGATCTGTCCGCCGCCGGTCATCAAGTCTTCTATCGCGGCCCAAGTGACGGCGTAGACCCATTCGTTGGGCAACTGCATCAGACTATTGAGGTCGGTGATATCAATATCCACCGAGTCCACCGTCACAGCCTCAAGCGTGCCAGCATTCGCGGGATTCGGGTAAATCTGCAACTGGAGCGGTGCCAGTTCGGCTTCGGAATACGCTTCAGGAAAGCCTACGTTTGTGGGCCAGTCGCCGGGAGAGTGGTCAAACACCCAGTCATCCTGACGCCAGAGGTTCGCCCACTGACCGCCGGAGTCTTTCCATGAGGCGCGGTGAACGTAAACAGAGGACTGAGGAAACGACACGAGCCCGTCTGGTGGCGCTACGGGCGCATAGTTGGGGTGGACATTGTTTGGGAAGTGAACATCAAGGCAAAATCTGTTCCGAGCGCGCGCTACTGCCTGAAGAATGGAAAGAATCGAGACCTGTCCAGAGCCGTCTGTGCCTGCTATGCCGGTAGGAGATTCTAGGAGACGATACTGAATAATTTTTACTACGGTGTCCAGAGTCGTCGTTCGCGGGCGTAGTGCCGGGAGTTGCTGGCTAAGATCGTAGAACGGAGATGGGTCGGTGGGGTCGATGTTGAAGACCCCACGCTGGCGCCAGTACGAACAGAGTGAGCCGAAGACAGTCAATCCCTCGTAGAGCGCAAACGTTATTTCGGGGCGCGTGAAGTACGCGAATGAGGTGTCGTCAAGCAACTCACCCATCTGGTCAATTAACTGATCGAGGGTGAATTGCGAGTAGGGCATTGCGCGATTGCTCTGCCCTTTAGATTACCGCACTTGCGTGTGGTTTATTTGTTTTTGGTGTAGGGACCAGCTGGCGCCGGCGAATCGATCGTATTCGATGAGCCTTTGGTTGCCATGCCGGTGCTGCTCGGGTAGGTCTTGGTTGGCAACTGATTCGCATCGCCGGGCGTGAACTGAGGCTTCGTTACTGGGGTGTCTACTGTGTTCGATCCGCTTGCCATATGGGGGAATCTCCTGAGCGAATTATACCCCAAACGGTACTCAGCGTGCTGAATCATGGGCATGACACTCCTAGGTCTGATCGTTCTTTTCATCGTTGTCGGGATAATCATGTATTTGGTAAATACCTACATTCCAATGGCTCAGCCGATCAAAACTCTGCTGAACGTGGCCGTCGTGATCGTTCTGGTGCTTTACCTGATCTCGGCGATTGGGTTGCTTGGGCCGTTGAACACCCCGCTTCGCGTTCGGTGATAAAAGTGCTACATTATTCTCGTGTACACACCTCTGGCCGTTCTCGGACTTCTCGGCATCGGCTGGATTATCCAAAGGAACTTTAAAATTATGGCAGCCATCGACGATTTGAAAGCAGCAGTAACGCGCCTAAATGACAGCACCAGTGCTGAACTGAAGGCGATCTCCGATAAACTCTCTCAGCCTAATTCGACCGATGCCGATGTGGAAGCTGCGGCGACCGCACTGAACGCGTTGAGTGACAAGTTGGATGCGGAAACGGCAGTTCTGACAGCGACTGCGCCGACTGTGTAATATACTGAAATTCCTAATAGGCGGCGACATCAGGCCATCTGGTTCACTAACCCCGGGAGTAATTCCGGGGTTTTTCATTTGCGGTAGAATAAATCCAATGTGTACCTTAAACGCCGCCTATGCCGCGCCCTGTGGAGAACCTATGCGGCATTGCCGGAGAACTCTATCTACAGATCTCTCGCGCTGCAGATGATCGAAGGGCATGAAAGGGAGCACGATGATAAAAACCGCACTGACGATCCTGCTTCTAACTCCGGCTCTGTTCGCGGCAAAAACGGACGACGCACTCGCCGCGGCACAGGCACAGGTAAAAGCCCAGGCACTGACAATCGAGGCCCTGACCAAGGCGGTTGCAAAAACAAACGTTGATGCTAAGGCTCGTGCTGTCGAAGCCACACAGCAACGCGAAACAGCCAGTGAAGTTGCAGCCCACAACGTTGTCCATGCGGAGCAAGCGGTATCCAAAGCGGAAGAAACATCGGTGCGCGTTGAGGCCAAGACAGACGCCGCTGTGGCCAGCGCGGACCATGCAGCAAAGACGAGCGAAAGCAACAACGCCCTGATATATGCGGGTTTACTGACCAGCATCCTGACATTCCTCGGGGTCGCGCTGCAATCGGTTCTGAAGTACCTGTCTGATGGTCGAATTCTGGCAGCAGCGAACGTCCATCAACGAGAAGTCGTTGACAAACTGGATACAGTAACCGAACAGACCAATGGCATGACTGAGAGGCTGGAGAAACTGGCCGGAGCGGCCGGCCATGCGCAGGGGGTTCTGGATGGGCGGGACGCTGGGAGGACCGGAGATTGAAACCCGAATCTATAATCCACGAGCTTCGCCGCGTTGCCGGAAAGCGGATCGTCATCGAGAACTCAGACCGTGGCGATACTACTGATCTGACCGTTCCCGGTTTGTACGTGACGTACCTACCGAAGAACGATATGACGGTGAGGTGGAAGTATGTGGAGCCGAAATAGCTGTTGTTGTTGGATGCTGGCCGAAGTGGTTGACAATATCGGCGTCATGGTGTCACTATACTGTTGTGAACAAGATTCCAACGATGTTTGAACGTGACTGGAACGGCGACCGAAGTCGAGTCATAAATCAGGTCCACGCTGGCTGTGAATGGGTTTCTGTTGGCGAAGGCGTGGCCACTCGCAAGGTTGACGGTACTTGCTGTATGATCCGAGACGGGAAACTTTATAAGCGTCGGGAACTTCGAGAGACGGACGCCAACCCTGTTGGATTTGAGCGCGTCACTAGCGACGAAGAAACTGGGAAGGTTATCGGATGGGTGCCCGTAGGCGATGGCCCCGAAGATAGATGGCACCGTGAGGCATTCGTGCCGGGAATGACAGACGGAACCTGCGAACTATTAGGCCCAAAGGTTCAGGGGAACCCAGAGGGTTATCCTGTCCACGTTCTGAAATACCATAGCGCGTTGGAGTCTTTCGCGGAGGCTCCCCGAGATTTTGATGGGCTACGGGAGTGGCTGTCATTACGCGATATCGAAGGTCTGGTTTTCCATCACACAGATGGACGTATGGCGAAAATCAAACTGCGGGATTTTGGTCTGAAGCGGGTTCCCGTTGCCCTTTAAACCCGGAGTCACAATGCCCTGCGGCTGGAAGTGCGGGGCGAAGTTGACAGCGCGGCAAATGAGGGGACACTTCGCGAACTGTCCGAGGAGACCGAAGAAATGAAGTCAGTCCGCGCGATTCCCAAGGGCGACAGACGTTGCCGGAAGTGTGGTCGAAGGCTTGGGCCACGTGCTTGTCGTTGCCTGCCGAGGAAAACCTGATGATAACTGTCCATATCGCGGGCGAGATGATCGGTGGCGTCCAACGTTGCTCGCGTTGCGGCGAAATCCTTATCGATTACCGAGGCGCTCAAGTAATGGCGATACCAGGTCACCCGACGCCATCGTGGAGCGGATGGGCGCAAGGTGGATTTATATCCGTCGATGGTAATCAGTCTGCGGTCGCCCCGAACGATGCGAGGTTCATCGAAGAGAGAAAATGTGTTGAAGTTGTTCAGTGATTTATCGGTATGACCGTCACCCGCATAACCCACGCCCTCAATGAAGGCTTCCCCTGGATCACTCCCGAGTACTCTTCTGTCTGTGCGTTTGCTCCCCTATCCACAGATCCTCTGGCTGTTGCTCTCATCGCAGTGGATCACGTTCGGCTCTACACGCCAGAAGGCGGCTGCTTCAACGACACGATGCTGCGGGCGGATTCTCGGCCTCGTTGGATGACCGATAACGAGATTTCATTCAGGCACGGCAATAGCTGGATGCGGTTCGACGGTGCGAATTACGGGGTAGAGAAATGGAATACGTTCCCGGAATTCAAGAGCATCGAGTATCTGGTGGTCACGGCCCGCAAGGGGATTTCCTCTATGCAACTTGCCAAAGAGATTGGCGTCACACAGAAAACCGCGTGGTTCATTTTGGGCCGGTTGCGTGAGGCTTGCTCCGCGCCGGACAACATCGACAAACTTCGCGGCATTATCGAAATTGACGAGACGTTTGTAGGCGGCAAGGAAAAGAACAAACACGAGCATAAGAAGCTCAAGGCTGGCAGGGGATCGGTCGGAAAGACTGCCGTGCTCGGAATGCGGGAGCGGGGCGCTGGTGGCCGCACGGTCGCTATGGTGGTGGACTCCACGGACGCTGGCACGGTCCAGAATGAGATTCACGGCGCGGTGGAAGCCGGTTCGCAAATCTACACCGATGAGTTTGGCGCATATACCGATCTGAACGGCCTGTTCTTCCGGCACGAAACCTGCAACCATTCCGCTGGTCAATGGGTCAACGGCGTAGCCCATACCAACGGAATTGAATCGGTCTGGGCGGTACTGAAGCGCGGTATTCATGGCGTTTACCATCAGGTGTCTCCAAAGCATCTGCACCGATACATTGACGAATTCACGTTCCGGCTGAACGAAGGCGATGTGAAGCGCCACACTATGCGGCGGTTGGAATCGTTCATTGACGCCATCGTGGGCAAGCGCCTGACGTATGAGCGGCTGATTGCGAAGGTGTCGGCATGATCCAGAATGCTCACATCATCTGCTATTCGGGTGGGGAATCGTCGGCACTTACCGCCATCGAAGTCAGCCGGAAATTCGGCAACGAATCCCTGATCCTCCTGAACCACGATATCGTCGGAACTTCTGAAGACGCCGATATTAAGCGGTACAAAAACGAGATCGCCGGATACATCGGCGTGCCGGTCACCTATGCGAATATGGCGGACTGGTTCCGAAAGGATCAGTTTGACGTAGTGGTTGAGGCCGGGGCTTTCAAGGTCGGAAACGGAACGGCCCTTTGCACTAACCGCATGAAGACGGAGCCGTTTTACGGATGGCTGAAGGCCAACGGGATCGACCAGACTTCCATGCTTTACTACGGATTCGACCTCAAGGAACCGGCCCGAATCCAGCGGCGTGCTCAGATTCTTGGCGTGATGGGTTACCGCACGGCGTTTCCTCTGGCGCAGTGGGAGCGCACGATAACAACTACCTCTGAGATCGGTATCCTGCCGCCGGATACGTACAGCGTGTTTCGTCACGCCAACTGCACCGGATGCCTGAAGGCCGGAATGCAGCACTGGTACGTCGTCTACTGCACGCGGCCCGATGTCTGGGAACGTGGACTCTGGGCTGAAGAGGAAATCGGCTACACGATCATCAAGGGCCATTCGTTGCTGGAACTCGGTGACAAGTTCGAGGTTATGCGCCGTGCTGGCGTAGGGGCTACGGAACTGCTGAAGCCTGGCACGTTCTGGAAAGAGGCGAAACGGCTGGTCAACCTTTACGAAACCGAAAGCGCGCTGCCCTGCGAGTGTGCCCAGTGATTCGCTATCACGGTGGCCCGATAACTCCTGAGCCAGCCGCCCTTGCGTGTTGGAAGCGGTCGCACGCGATGGTATCATTCGCCAACCCCCAGCAGACGGAACTGGCTTTCGCGGTCGCTGATAGCGTGGCAATTGATAACGGTGCATGGCCGATTTTCGCTGCCGGTAAGGGAACTATTGACGTTCCGTCCTATCTGTCGTTCGTGGAAACCTGGTACCGGCATCCGGCTTTTGACTGGTGCCTGATACCCGACGTGATCGACGGCAACGAACAGGAGAATAGGCAACTCATATTGGATTGGCCGTTGCCGCATTCGATCAGTGTCCCGGTCTGGCACATGCACGAATCTCTGGATACCCTGCAATGGCTGGTGGATGAGTGGTCGCGCGTGGCTATCGGCAGCTCTGGCGAGTTCGTGACTATCGGAACGGGAAAGTGGTGGGGCCGAATTTCCGAAGCGATGGGCGTGGCCTGTGACGCTGAAGGTAGACCGCACGTAAAACTCCACGGCTTGCGGCAGATGGACCCGGAGGTATTTTCGGTGATTCCCTACGCCAGTGTGGATAGCACGAACGTGGCGCGAAATATCGGGATAGACTCCGCATGGACTGGCTCCTACATCCCGAAGCGTAAGGAAACCAGAGCCATGCTCTTGAGGGACAATATCGAGAATCATGCCAGCGCCGCCAAGTGGAACGGCCCAATAGCCCGCAACTTGGAGTTGTTCGGATGACCGGGAAAACAGTTCAACTGAAAAAGACTGGCGAGGTTGGTGTCGTCACCAAAGTGATTAACGGTTGCCTCTGGGTGAAGATGAAAGACGGCTGCGAATACAGCGGCCATAAGAGTTACTGGAAAGTCCTGAAGGAATCCAAATGAGCACCACCCCCAAAGACTTAGACCTGATCTCCGATGTAGTGCTGAACTACAAGCCGAAGGAGAAAGCGAAGGCATCGAAGCGCCGCGAAAAAAAGAGGGCCAAACGTGCTGCAAAGAAAGGCTAACTGTACTCATGTATATAATTCCCGAAATTAACGGCCTCATCCATTCAAATACGGCGAGTGACTTTGGCGATAACCACCATCGGCCCACGGCCCCAAAAACGGAAAACTTTCGTAACTTATATTGCTGATCGCAATATTCTGATCGTTCGAAAGCAAATCCTCGATCATCATTTCCGACTTTTCAAAGTGATATTTAGCAAGTTGTAGGCTGTAATACGGATTCGCGTGATCTAGGTCTTGCCCTGGGAATTGCGCGCATTTTTCCAAAGCCAGTTCTAAAAGCACCTCCCCGCGGTTAGCGATCGGAGGCGGCAACGTGGGTGCCTGCGGAGTCAGATCGAATTCCTTGGCGAAGTACACCGAACTGTACAGGTACTGGGAGTATGTGGGCGCTGGCCAAAATTCATACCGCGGGACGCCTTCCGTGATCATCGGGATGCAATTTATTACAAACAAATCTCCCGACACATACGTCTGCGTATCCGGCCAATAGACCTGCACGCCGTCCGATAAATCCTGCGGGGAAGTATCGGTGATTATCGTTGGCTGGAACGAAGTCTGGCCAGCACGAATCCACTGGAACGTGGCCACTCCCGTAACGCCACCCGTCACTACTTGAACGATGAACGTGGCCGACGCCGGGTAGGAGTATCCCGACGTGGTGGTCGAGATCGGCGATGGAGACGTCGGAGAGGTCACCGGAATCACGGGCCCGACTACCCCACCGTACGTGCTGCTGAAATCAAAGAACGCGATGCCGTAGGTCTGGCCCTGATTCGTCCGCTGAGGATCGTACAGCGCGAGCTCGTCTTCAGTGGCCTGGTGATAGACCCGATAGGAATCCTTCAGGCTGGCGACGACTTCCCAGTATCCGAAGTCCGAAGGGACTTCAAAATAGCATTTCAGGATCTGGTAAGGACCGTTAGTGACATCCGTGCCGGCCCACGGCTGGTCAATCAGAATTGCGGTCGCAGAAAGCCAACCGATAATTGTGTAATACGGATATAAAAGTCCGCCGATCCGAATCTGGCGGCCGATCATGTCTGAAGTCCAGGTAGTGTTTACGCCTGTGACCAGCGTTGGTGACCCGATTGCAGAATTCGTGCTGGCCGCGCCTTCCTGGTACAAGGTAGGTGGTGCAAACGTATGCGACCGGCGGCGCCACGACCAGTCCCTGCGGGCCTGCAACGTTCTCCAAGCATCGTTCACCAACTGACCGGCTAAGACTATGCCGATCTGAGGGGCGCGGTTCAGAAGGCGTTGCGAAAGCGTTGTGAAATTATCCATCTAATCTACCGTACCAATAAAAACGGGCAGGCGTCCCGGAGGAAGACAGCCTGCCCTGTAATGCGCGGGGAGCGCAACAAAATCCTTTAGCCCTTCTTCATACTAGCTGAGCGGTCTGACTTCTTCATCCCCGGCTCTTTTTTCTTGCTTGCTCCAACCTGCCCAAACGCCGCCTTCAGATGCCGAACTGCATGACCAAGCGAACCGTGAACCGCGGTATCGTGCTTGTAGTCGGGGCCGAACTTACCGCCGCCGGTCTTGTGACGGGTTTCGGAGATCATGCCGCCTGTGGCTGGCTTGAACGAGACTTCAATGAGTTCGCGGGAACCGTGGGATGGGCTTGGAGATTCGTCCATGATTCAGCCTTTCTTGTGCGACGATGCGCGATAGACTTCCGCAAGCCGGGCACGCTTGCCTAGTTTCCCGGGCGCGTGCGCCGCTTTCTCAAGTTTCTTCAGCGGGATGTTATGACCAGACTTGACGTGAAGTTCGGAGCGCAAGGTTCCTTTCTTCGGATGGACATCCTGCATCCATTTATCTTCTGCCATATTACCCCACAGCCGTCATAACCATCACGCGGGCCGCCCATGCGCCAGCCGTTACGAACGTGATCGTGTTGCTGGTGAACGTGCAGCCGATCGCAATGGCCGTCGTGGCTACAGGGACTACCATACGGATTGCGCCGGTCGGCAGGGCGAAAGTATCACCGTTCGTTCCGGAAAGATTGTAGAACCGGATAACCAGGTTTCCGGCAACGTGCCGACTGGGAGAATTTGTTGCTGTAAGCGCTGCCATTTATCTCTCCTGGACTACTCCGAGAACTGAACGTTGATATCGCACTGTGCGGTGCTGTTCGTTACCGTGGCCGAGGTCCAGACACCAACGATCTGTGAGGGAGCCGCGGTGCCAGCGGCAGTCGAGACTGCGTTCGCTGTGTTGGCCGACGTATTACCCGTTGCAAATCCACCCGCCGCCGGCGTTCCGGAAACCGCCACTGTCCGCGGCGCCGAACTGCGGATAATCAGATCCGTCATGTAAAGCTGCGGGTTGCCATCCGTTCCGTTGACGTTCGGAGTGGTCGACACGGCCAACTGGAACACGCCAGCGATACGGTTCGGAGCCGCTGTCGGGCCGAGGTCGCATTGCTGTTTGTCGTTCGTAACGGTTGCGGTTGCAACGTTCTTCCAGTACGCGAGTTGGCCGGCCGATACCGCACCGACCGCTGTGGATGCCGTGGCGCCCGAGTCGAGTTGGACGCGGAGATAAGTATCGCCGGTGTTTTCGTCGGAGAAGGTGCAGCCCAATTCTCCAGGCGCATAGGCGGGACTGGGAGCATTCGTCAGGGTGGGCAGGCCCTGAGGCATGTACGGATTTTGAATTTTGCGATAGACCTGTGCCATGATAAATTTCTCCTGTAAGTCCTTTTAGCTCTGGTAGTTATAGCCGTAGCCCACATGACCGGGCAGGATGCAATAATTTTGCGCCAGCAAAACCTTCCCGACCAGCTTCGTGTTGCCCGCAGACGGGATGAATCCGTCGTCGTCGAGTGAGCCATCGAACGGCTTGTTCTTCGAGGTGCTGTACACAACCATAGGCTTGCGGATGTTTTCGACCCAGATCGTTTCGCCGAAGCAAAGGCCACTGAAGGGGCCGGTTCCCGCACCGCCCGCACCGTTGCCGAACATCGCTGCCGGAGCCGGGTAACCACTCGACGCGCCGTTGGTGGCGTACTGGATCATGCGCTGCGCAACCTTGTCGTTCGTGCCGTTGGTGGTGTTCGGAGTCGCAGGGTTGGTCGGAGCGCCGCCGCCGGAGGGGTTCATCAGATAGGAACCCGGGCAATACCGGGAACCGTAGATCACGGCGGCGTTGTACTCAAGGCCGCGGAAGCCGCCCTTAGCGGTCGTCACGTTCTGGAAGCGCTGTTGGGTCTGGAAGTTGTTGCGGATGAGGCCGAAACCGACAACGGTTGTGGTGATCGCGTTCGGCTCGTACTTGCCGGAGCCGAAGTTCACGGACTGATAGATCTGGTCGATGATCGGCAGGGTGATCTGACCGCCGGCGAAGTTGTAAGGCTTCGGAGACAGCATGCGGCCGCCGTATGTGGCGCGAGTCAGCGTACCGTATACCGGATACGTGTTACCGTCCCAGCCGGGATTCACGCCGTCGCTGGATGCCTCAAGCAGTCCATTGGGAAACTTGGCGAATGCTGCAGACTGGCCTTGCAGGTAGCGCTGGAGTGCGGTCTGTGCGCCCAACTGCATGAAGGCACTGTCGACGCGCGAAGTCACGAGGTTCACGACTGCGAGCGGATCGCCAGCCACGTTGTGAACGCGGATGTCTTCCTTGTAGAACGGAATCATCACGGCGTTGTACTTCGGCTGGAACTGAAGTTGCTGTTCGATCTGGCGCTGGTCGGCCGGCAGATCCTGGCCCTTGGAGTAAGGGCCGCCGTCCTGGACATCGTACTCGATATCGTAGTTCCAGTTCAGTCCGCCGCCGATCTCGGTGTGGCACTCCTCGGCAATCAACGACATGGTTGGGTCGTGATTGAACACGAGGTCGCGCAACTGCGGATTGGTGTCGATGTACCGGCGAGTGGTGACTGTTAACTGCGATGCGATGTCAGGCGTATAGATACCCTCTCTTTTTTACTGCGCTAAACTACGGCGCTTCCCTGCAAATCCTTAGTTGACTGCTCCCGCCAAATCCTTTAGTTAACCGCGGCCAAATCCTGAACCATCTGTCGACGAAGTTCGTTCGGGTCGAAATCCTTCGGCGCGGTCTTGAACAAACTGCCCGGGCTGGCATCGGCGCCAGCGGGGAACATCTTGGTCGCATTCTCTTTCACACGCTCGTCGTCCCACTTAACGCGTTCTGCTTTGATCGCGGCATCGATTTCAGCCTGGCGATTGGCCGCTTCGACCTTCTGGCGCTCCGGGGCGTCCCAGATGTCGTAGGCGGCTTCGAGACTGATGTTTTTCTCGTTGGCGATCTTCGAAAGTTCCTTGGGATCGATTACGTTCTTGCGGCCCGCAAACATGTGCTTCTGAGAAATTGCAAGGGTGCCTTCAAGTAGCTCAGACCACTTCGGAGCATACTGCTTTTGAATTCGGTCATCGACTAGTCGCTGGATATCCGCCTCGGCAACTGCCGGAGCCGCACCGGCCTTGATCCGCGCATCCACCATCGCTGTAATTTGTTCCTGCGTGAGCGCCGCAGTCTGATCCGTTCCCGGCGCGGCCGGAATCGTAAACTCACCGGCGGCGAGTTTCGCGAACGTACCGGCACCATGCTTGTCTTCGAACGCCTTGATCGCCTTGTCGTTGGCGATAACTGCGGCGGAATTCTTTTCGTACCACTCACGAGTGGCGCGGGCACTCAGTTTCCCGGCGGCGGCGTCCCCATCGAGTTCAGCCTGAAGTTTCTGGCGCTCGGTCATGATGGCGTCGAATTCGGACTGGGCCTTGTAGCCAGCGAGTTTCGTTTTCACGGCATCGCTCTGGATCTGTGCGGTCACCTTGGCGGCGATATCCGGATCCAGTCCCTGCGTCAACATTGCGATAAGATCTTCGGGTCTCATAATTTACTCTCTCGGCGGTTTACGCCGGTGCTCCTGGCGCTGGTGGTGGTGCGCCTCCCGGTATCCCTTGCATCGGCCCGGCTGGCGGTCCTGCCTGCCCCGGCTGCATGGCCTGCTGTGCTGCTGTCGTCAATAACGCTGTCGCTGCGGCGATAATCTGCCCGCATGGATTTTCTGCGCCTGGAACCATCCCAGACTGAACAACCTGCTTCGCGCCCTGAATGATCATGTCGACGCCCTGCTTCACCGGTGCCAGATTCGCTACCAGCGCTGCCATTGGATCTTGACCGACCTGCGGCGTCCCCTGCGCGCCGGACAGATCCGGTAGCGGAGGAAGTGGCGCGGTGCCAGCCGAGAATTGAGCAGCGGATCCCATTTATTTGCAAGAAGCCAATATAGCCGTGGTTCCCATTTATTTACAGGACGCCGGGCTGTCCATCGTGTTCTTCTTGCTCATCGCGCCGCCGAGCTTCGCGAAACCTGTGGTCTTCTTCGAACCGGCGGTCTTGCCCATGCTGTGCTTGCCTGATCCGGCTTTCATGGAACCTTTGTGAGTCATAAGTGTTAAATGGCTACCCCTGACCGCTAGTCAGGCGCTTACGCCAGCGCTCCCTTACCGCGCAACCGCGCGAGTGATTCAGATCTTGTCGTCGCACCGGACTTGTTCAATTTCCCGGCGCTGTCGCCTTTGAAGGCTTTGCTGGATGGCTTCAGGGATTTAGCGCCCTGGAACTTTCCGTTCTTGATGCTGGATTTTCCGAAGGCGCTGGCTGGACCGCCTGCACCGTCCTGGTCAGGATCTGCGCCGCTCATTCTGCCAATCATAGCCACTGGAGTGAGGGTAAGTCTGTAAGTCCTGTCAAGTCAACAACCTATACGTCAATGTGCAGTAATGTACGCTGATGCCACGTGACATGATATAATGCTGAGTAAATATGGCCGATGATGTGGTCAAAATAAAACTCGACAGGGATAATGCCGGACCAGACTGGTTAAGCCCGAAAGAATACGCAAATAAGCACGGTGTTTGCGTTCGCACTGTGTGGCGTTGGATTGAGCGCGGCACAGTAAAGGCGAAAAAAATAAATGGCCTCCGTGGAAGGTGGTTTATCGCGCGATGACCAGTGCAGAGAGAGTCCGCAAGTTTCAAGCTAAATACCCAGAGCGCTGTCGCGAATATGCGCCCGGCGGCCATCCGACAATAACCATTCCCGACTACCCCGTTGCCACCTGCACCTGCTGCGGCCAGCATCTGTCTGAGGATGTTTTGCGGGGGATGGGGTTGTGAAGACACCGGAGGAGCGCCTAGATCTGTGCCTGATACTAACCAAGCAGATTTTTGATTTATTCAAATCTGCCGGTGCTGATCGCCACATCGTGGCTACCGTTCTTAGCACGGCTACGGCATTAAGCAATACGATATCGCCTGGGGACACACTACACGCATGATCAACCTCACCGCCGACAAACCCTCCTGGCAGGAACTGCTGAGCATGATCATGCCGCAACAGCGCTTCTATTCCGCAGATGATCTCAATCCAGACCTCGTTGAGAAGAACGGCATGCCGCTCCTGATTCAACTCGGAGAGAATCCGGTGTTTAGGTTTCATATCTACCCGCCGGAGCGCACTGGGGATTGGGCTATGGCGTTGATTAAGGCTGGGAGGGATTCGTGAGCGTAGAATCCATCGCCACCAAACTAATCCGCACGTTCGAAGCGCCAGAGAACCGCTGTCTGGATGTCACGCTTCCATCCGACCTCGACGGCTACGTCCCCGGCAAACTCTGCGAATACTGCTGGACTGAGAACGTGAACGGTCAGTGCCCGAATGAATGCATGGAGCCGCCTATGTGCGATAAGTGTGGACGGAGGCATGAGTGAGCGACACCCCCAAGAAACCCATCCCCGTAGCCATCCAGCGCCTTATGTCTCAAGAAGTCTGGATGATCGGACCATTACCGCTCTGGCCCATAGATGGAGCCGTCTGGTCGGTCGCCTTGCGCCCTTGCGCATTTGCGATAAGCCCAATCCCTAGCTGTTGCTGTAATGCAAGCCTTCCCAGTTCGTCGGGCGGCACACTAAGGCCGGGAGGGATACACGTAGCAAGGATGCCCATTTTGTCCCACAAAGTGAACACGGAGCAGTAGCCCATTTTCGCCATCATAAAAAATTTCATCAGCTCGGCTTGCCCGGCTGAGTTCAAAAGCGAAGACGGATCGAACTTGCACGCGAACGACATCAGCATCGCACGCGCACGCAAGTACAGCGGACGCGGGTTGTCCATCCCAAGGGCGTTTTCGAATCCCGCAATGTCCCCTGGCTCACCATCTGGAACGTCATCAGGAATCTGAGTACCTGCCGCAAAATCAAAGTCCTCGCGGGTGACCGCCGAGGGTCCTAGCATCGCAACACGCTTGGAAATCGTATCGAATTGGTACATTCCATATAATTGGAACTCGGCTAAATCTTTATATGCCCCCTCTAATATTCTCGACCGCAACCGCGTAGCCGGGGTCATGGTCTTCATAATCGTGTCGATAGTATCGTCACTCGGGATCTGCGCCAGCCCCGCCATCGACGACGCATCAAACGTCCCCGCAATCTTCTGCATCTGCTCAATACAGAACTTAATAATCTCCCAAATAATCGGATCGAGCATCCCCGGATTCACAATCTGAATCCCCTTACCCGAAGCCATGTTGGTGCGGATCTTCATGCCCGGCGCCCGGGAGTCCGCTTTCTGCATTTCTGCTTTCGAAACGTTGCGATCCCCGATGATCGCCGGCTGAGCTACCTTCGCCGCATGGTCGTCAATGACGCGGAGATTCGCATTCATGGAGTTCTGCAGTGGCAGACAGTCCCAGAGCGGAGCCTTGCCGAACCACGAGCCATTTTGCGGGTTCAGGGTGAATTTAATCAGCGGGAACTTCGCGTGCCAGTACGGAGACGGCCCGTCATAGAGCAGCGCGCCGCCGCCCCAGACAATCATGCGGTGGAATGGGTACAGAGGTGCTCCCGGCGGCACTTCGTAGGACCATGGCGTTTCAGCCTGCCACTTTTTCGACGGCGGAGTCGGGAGAACCTGATTTTCCATCTGCGCGGTATCGGGGTTGTACGTTCCCAGTGACCCAGGCGTGCCCGGTACGTCGACTTCTTCCCACGGACCCATGCGCACGGTCTTGCCGGTCTTGTTGACCCGCATATCCCGCAGGTACATCGTGTTGACGAATACGGTAGGACTGCCGGGAATTGCAGAGTCAGCCTTCGAACGCTTCGAAAGCGGTCCACCACGCTCTCCGGGTCCTTCAATGACGCGCTGTATCCAGCCAAAGAAGCCGCTGCCGACGTTTCCACCGGTATCTGGCTTAACGACTTTATTGAATTCCTCTTTTACCCAGTCCGGAGTGCGCGCACGACGTACAATGACGCCTTTGCAGTCCTGGAACGTGTGATAACTGATCGGATCGATCGGATAGACGTTCCGCGGATCTTCCCGCTCGAGCATCAGGTCATTCAACTGGCGGGAATAGTAGTGGTGGGCCACGCCGGTGCCAGCTACGGTGTAGTCGCGGATGACGTCGGCGATGCGAAGGTCTATCTGGCGGTTGTTGTACCAGTGCTCGGCCTCTTTGTTGGAATTTTCGGCCTGTTTTTGATACTTCGGGTTTTGGGTCTGGTAGTTCCAGAAATAGCGGGTGTCGGTGAGTTGGGCTGTCAGGTCTTCAGAAATTTTCGGAATTAAATTACAACTTGTTTTGCTCAGACCCGACTTCGCCATCGGGGCGTAGGAGACGTTGTTGCCTTTCTCGTTAGACCAGATACTATCGATCGCAGAACTGATCAGGTTGTAGCCGATCTGGCTGGTCAAAAATTCTTGTCCGCGCTTCAGACGAGAGTCGCACCATTGAATGATATTGAACTCGGTTGTGTCCGGTTCGGCGGAGTCATCTTTTAATGGCGGAAGGTCAAAATTATCTGGCATAAAAATCGTTTTGTCGATTACAATGAAACATGCGACCTAAACACAGCATACTTCAACCCGGCGTAAAGTTTAACAGATTCACGGTGTTAGGCTTCGATAGAGAAAGAAGGTCGCCGGGCGGATCTATTCAGTACTTGTACAAATGCCGCTGTGATTGTGGAACGGAAAAGGTCGTTATCTATGGAAACCTTAGGGCCGGAACAACTCGGTCGTGTGGTTGTCTTGCAAAAGAAAACCCCACCAACAAAACTCACGGAGCCACAGGTACGCCAGAGTTCGCGTGCTGGGGGGCAATCAAAACCAGATGCCTGAATCCCAATCAACCTTCATGGCCGCGTTACGGTGGGCGTGGAATCAAAGTCTGCGAGCGCTGGCTCGAATCATATGAGAGCTTCCTGGCCGACATGGGGCCTCGCCCGTCCAAAAAGCATTCTATTGAACGGCGCAACAACGACGGCGACTACGCTCCCGACAACTGCTATTGGGCGACCGTAAAAGAACAAGGAAATAACAGATGCACGAGTCAGAAGTTTTTGTTTTGGGGAGAGATGCGTACCCTTCGGCAGATCGCCGACGCTTCAGGCATTAACTACCAGACCTTCTATTACCGATGGAAGAACGGGGCATCGCTGGAGGAAGCATCTAAATCGGAAAACTATGGACAGTATGTGTTTTTTGAGGGTCGCTATATGACCGTAAGAGAGTATGCCCGGCTTAATCGGGTGGTGCGCTATGCCACTCTGTATTGGCGTATTCACAACAAAGGCATGAAGCCAGAAGATGCTCTTGTTGGGCTTGAACGGCATCCTGAATGAGTGATCCCCGCCTCCACAAATCCGACTGGGTAGTTCGCGATGTAGACATCGCTGTCGCCCGTCGTTTGGTTGAGGCTGAGCACTACGCTGCCGGTGCCAGCAACACGGCTACGTACTTACATGGACTGTTTCGGGAGGGTGATATCTTCCAAGAGCAATGCGTTGGCGTGGCTTGGTGGATTCCACCAACACGAAGCGCAGCTGAAGCAACATACCCGGCGAACTGGAAAGGTGTTCTCGCGTTATCGCGGTTGGCGATTCGCCCTGAGGTTCCAGCTAATGCCTGTACGTTTCTGCTTGCGCGTTCCAGACGCCTTATCCCGGCTGAGACATGGCCGTGCCTTGTCACGTACGCCGACGAATGGCGCGGACACACTGGGGCGATCTACAAGGCCGACAACTGGCACTACGCGGGAAAGACGAAGCCGGAACGAACGTATCAGATCAATGGCCGTATGGTCGCAAGAAAAGCGGGAGCGCACACGAGGACGCATTCGGAGATGCTCGAACTCGGAGCGTTGATGGTCGGTTCATTCGCGAAACACAAATTCGTTATGACTCGCGGTTAATCAGGAACGAAATTCCCCACGCCCCGAACGCCACGATCTCAAGAACTGACCACGCAATCCCGAGATTCACGCTGTTCAGGTAGTCGGCACCGGCCAGCATCAGTGCGGAGTAGAGAATCAGGAAGCCGGCCAATATAGCACTGGTGACTTCCCTGGAACCAATAACCGAAATGATCCCCATCGCCAACGTAACAGTACCGCAACCCCACATTACGGTCTCTGTTGGGCTGCTGGGCCAGTGATTCGCTTGAGAGATCACTGCGGTAGCTACAAGCGCTGCCAAGGCAGATATCTGGACCAGCATCTCAGTCGGGTGGATCAGTTTGGAAACGAGGAAACCCAAGAGTAAAGTGGAGCCGATCTGTTGCCCGTACCACAGATAGGCGTAATCGTTAGGCCACAGGCGAAATATGTCCAAAGCGCGAAGCCCAATGCCGGTCAGTAAGTAAAATGCCGCCCATACGGTCCAATGCCGCTGCGCGCGGTGGAATCCGATCAGGACGGCGATAAAGCGGACTGCCAGAGAGACGATCCAGATCTCACGAAGCATTACTGTCCAGGGGGATATGTGCCCCCGCCTTCAGGAGGCGGATCTGGCGCCGGAAGAGGATCATCTTCCGCATGCACCGAGTGGCCCTTCAGAAACCCACACGTCGCACAAGGCTTATCCGCCGGCCCTTTGTGCTTGTGGGGAATGGGAGTCAGCGGTTTCGTATCAATTGGTTTCATTCGAAGTTCTCTTAAAAAAGCCCTTGACCTTTTCAGCAAGTTTTTTCACCGCACCGGAACCCCAGGCCTTCGTTCCTGAAATAATTCCGTTGACCGTCCAGATTGCCGCGGCGATCGCCAGTCCGATTTTTTCCCCGCGGTCCATTAACCGCATTATTTCACAAATGGATGAATTTAATCCGCACCTTTAATCAGCAGCATCGCTGCCCTTTAATCCGCCCGGCATCCACTGCCAGTTAATCCGCCGCATCTCCACCGCGCATCAAGCGGCTCAGGTTTATGTTGATCTGATCAATCGATACCTTCATCGCGTTCCATTTTTCGTCGGCGATATCACGGGCATCAACCAGCGCCCGCTTCACGTGCTCTTCCCGCTCATTGTCCAGTTTCTCGTGTGCGTCCATGCGGGCTGAGATTGGACCGGTAATTTTTTCTGGCAGGTGTTTGATGGACTTGAACAGTTTCCACGCGCCACCCACAACGGCAGCGACTATGGCTGAATGATTCCAAAGCCATAGAGCCTGAACATGCAGCATGTCGAGTAGCGTAACCGTAGGAACCGCCTGGACAGTTTGAACTGCCAGATGGGTTACTTGCACGTTGAGACCATATGTGGAGTTTACTACACTTAGGAGCAGTTACGGTATCATTCCGCCGGCCCATCCACCAAAGGAGTCTCCATTGTCCAATCACCGCTCTGATTCGCCGCCCGCCAGTCGTCGATGATCGCATTCACGACTTCTTTCGGGGCTTTGGGGGTTTCGAAGCGTTCCTCGGGCATGGGTTCGTTGCCGCTGGTGAAGTTCGATGCTTCGTGTACCGACCCAGTTTCCTTCTCATGCTGGATCATACTCATGATCTCTTCGCGGACGTAGCCCTGTGCCGCATACACAGGTGACATGGGTTCGCCTGCTCGGGCTGGGCGCCGGATCTCTCCTGTGACTGGGTGACGGTAGACCACGGCGCGCTCTGACGCATGGGGTTGGGCGTGGCGCTCGATGGTGTCACGGTGGCACTTGCTACAGTAGCGCGCCTCCCCGGGGTTCTGTTCACCGCATTGGCCGCACCACCAGAGGACGCGCGTACGGCGACCAGAGATGTTGGCAGAGTTTACGAGGTTGGGCATATTTCCTCACGAATCGAGTATTTCAGGAACTTGTATCCACGGTCCACAGCATCCATCGTTTCGATCAAACGGGACTCTGGCGTACCACCAAGAAACTCCTCAGTGACGCGGTTTAAATCTGCTGAAACATCCTCAGTCATAAATTTAAACGATCGGCTGATGCTCAAAATGCTTGAGCCCGCGCTTATCCCACAGGAACGACTTTATTTCCATCGTGCCGGCTTGGCGCTTGAGCTTTTGCGTGGCATCTGCAGTCATAGTGAACACGACCGTCGACGTTCCATCGGCGTGCTCTTCGAACTCGCAGCCTGTTTTGAATGGCGGCGGTAGCGGAGGGGGTGCGGCGACCGCTACGGGTGCGGCTGGCTTTAGGGGTGCTTGTATTGCGGGCATGGTTATTCCTCTATCTCGATGATGAGATCTGCTTTTTCAATGACGGTCTGCATTTCAAATTTTGACATGCCAGAGTCGCGCAGGATGCGGACGATTTCTTGGGTAACGCGATCAATGACAAGATTGCGCTCTGCTGTTTTTTCCTCGGCTGACGGCATAAGACTATATTATCCTTTTTCGAGTGTGTCGGACATAAGGCCCATGAATTCGGCGGTTTCGATTAGCGATCTGTCCGCCTCGGCCACCTCCAGCCGGATGGGCTGCAGAAAACTATTATCTGTCCATACGTATAGGAAAATGTCAGCCCCACCAGCGACTGCCATGCGCTCTTCGGCGTTGAGTTTCCACCTGGAGAGAATGATCCCATCAGAACGTTTTACTGTCGGGAGGGGTGTATGGACTGATGAAACCTTCGCATACGTCACTTCTTTGTCCTGAAATTCCTGCGCGATTACTGGGGTGGTGGCGTACATGCTAATATTGCTCCTCCATGAGCGGAACTCTTCGCGACGGCCCGACTAAAATCTCACGACCGAATCCTGTGAATTTCAGGCCCGTAATTTCAACGCGCGGCCAACGCTTGCGGCAGACCATAACCTGATCCCACGTCGTATATTCCTTCGGAGTCAAACGACCGGCAGCCGCTTCGCGAACTTCGGCCACGAACTCTGGGTCAGCATCCATCGGAAGTTGTTTAATCAACTGTTGCGCTTTTCCCGGGATCTCCCAAAAACTCGGAGCTGCAACGCGATCCACTTCGCGGTAGTCAATCCAGAAGTCGCTGGGTTTGTATTCGGGGAACTGGCTGACATAAACCGGCTCACTCACTTCGGCTTCTCCTCAATCTTCTTCCTCAACTCTTTCAAGAACTCAATCCGCTTGTTCAACAGGCCAACCACGCCGAACATCTCGTTGAATACTTCGGGATCAGTTGGCTTGCCGATGAAGTTCGCGGATCTCACCAGCGCGTAGAGAGATTTCAAACGGCGGTCGATGGGTGGGAGTTCGGGGGTTTTCTTGGGCATGTCAGTCTAGCCAATCGCTGGTCGCCGATTCCT